AAAAGGGTATTATGGTTTTTATAAGCAAGCAAAAGCGGATTCCGCCCCCGACAGTAGCGGTTTTTTTATGACTTCTGTTGGGTGACGATTATAACTTCTTTTGCTTGCTGTAAATAAAGTTGTACAACTATTCAACAGAAGACTAAAAGGATCGTTATGATGGATATATTTATTTATTTGTTGCCATTATTAATGTTTGCCGTGATCTTGGTTATGCTCTTTCGACCAAGAGGTATATTCAACCGAAGGACTAATATTAATTTAAGATGTGAAGAATTTAAATGGGCTTACGCATTTTTTGTACCCTTTTCTTGCATAGACAAGCATGTAAAAACTTTGAAATCAAAAGAGGAAATAGAGCAATACGCTCAAGATATAGCACATGATAATCCTAAATATCTTTCTCTTCATGATATGGATGATATTAGACAACTAGTTGGGCTAGAGCGATTAACGCCTCTCACATTTGAACCTTTTGATGATCCATCAAAGCCCCCACAAGTCGATGAGGAATTTTTGAACTCTTTCAATAAAGGATTTGGAAAATGACTAAAGAACAAATATTAGCGAAGCTTCAAAAAGATGCTGATGCTGCTGCTGTCAAGGCTGATGTTACTGCTAAAGCCTTTGCTGCTACTGATGCTCATGGTGCTGTTTCTTATGATCCTGTTGCTTTTGCTAAGGCTTTTGCTGCCGCTAATGACAAAGTTGCTGCTGATACAGCTATTGCTGAAATAAAAGAGGCTGATGATGACTAAAGTAACCAAAGAGCAAATAACTGAAATATTCTTACAACCTCTTACGAGTATATTTTACTTTAACCAAAAGCCTGATTTTTCTGTTGAAATGTATCTTGATGCCATAGACCGAATGGGATTTAAGGATGATAAGGAGTTAAGGCGTGTGCATAATGAGATTGTCAGCACCTGTGACCGCATGCCAAAGCCTGTAAAGATTGAGGAGATTTTAAAGCAGAACAGAAAAGAAAAAGAAGAGGAAATAAAGAAAAAAATTAACCAACCTGCAATCTACAGCATGACGGATACACCGCAATGGCAAAAAGTAAAATCAATATTATATGAAAAACATAGTGATCCTATTTTTGCATCATACAATCAGGATTTAAAATTTCTGGGAGTAAAAACAAAAACAGGAACAGTATGCATGTGCCTGCCAAATGATAAAATACAAAGGGAGGTTAAACCTCTTGCCCATAGTATATTAAAGGCTTGGAAGGATATAAATCCTAGCATTAAGGATATGCGATGGGGCGCAATTTTTAATAACATTCCAAGTGATTATTTTTACGAGATGGTATATTTATAAACAAGGTTAGCACATTGTATGGAGGGCGGTATGGGTAAGAGAAATGAAATTCAAGAGCAACTTATTGAGGCCATAAAACAAAACGATTTAATGAAAGTCTCACGTTTATTTGAAGACGAACTCCCTAAAATTAATTGGGATCAGTTGTGTGATGAATCTCTTACGATTGCTCATGAAAATAATTATCCAACACTATTGAAATTTTTACAGGATCAATTCACCTCATATCCTCCTGGACGCCCACCAGCACCACAAGTGGATGAAGAAATGATGCAAAGTTTTATAGACCAGAAAATGAAAGAGCTAGGAGAGGCAGAGGAAAAAGAACGTGATGATGCTAAGAGCAAAAAAGTAATACACATTGAGGATGATTGTACGCTTTGGAATTTATATAGAGCTATGGAGTTTTTCAGTGACAAAAGAGCGACAGGGTATGTGATTCCAACATATGAAAAAGCTATGGAGAAAATGGATTTTAAAGACGATGAGGAGATAGAAAAGACTTTTGAGTACATAATAGACAACTACAAGTCAATGCCCATGCCATGTGAGATTAGGGAGGCTTTGGAGAAAGTGAGGGAGTCAACAAAAGAAGTTGAAGCTTTTTTAAAGATGATGGTTGATGATAAAGAAATAGAAAAGGATATTAAGATAATTCAAGAAGACATGGAAAAGAGAATTATAGAGATTGAGGGTTAAATGAAAACTATATTAACAATTATTATTATCCTGTTGGCTGGTTATGCGAATGCTAAAGATGCTGAAATTAAATGTTATAACGGTGGTAAGTTAATTTATCACAATAATCTATATAAAACAATTGAGTTTCCAACAGGTACTATACAATTTAAAGATAATAATGATAATTTTATAGCGATTACTAATAATTGTGTAGTCATTATGCCTAAGACCTGGAGTAACACAACTGAAAAGAAAGATGAGGAACATAAAGCAATGATCCTAAAAAAAATAGAGGAAATGAACAGAAAAGTTGAGAAATAAATATAAACATATTATTAATATGGAAAATATTTCAACTGAAAAAGAACTACATTATGCTTTAGTAAAATTAGGGAAATGGGAAAGTTAAATGAGAACTATATTAGAGAGATTATATAACCATTCTATAAAATATTGCAGTAATGGACTAGATCCAATTGTTATGCAGTCTTTTAGATGGAAAGAAGAAAAATTAATATTATTTGAAAATGATGACAAAATAGATTTAAATATAGATAATTATATTATTAGTATAGTTAAAAGATCTAATAAAAATATAGATAGTTATTTAGGTGATATGATTGAATCTGCAAGATTAATATTATCTAAAACAAAAACTAAAAGATTACACGGCTATATAATAGGTGCAAATGAAAATCCAAATAGACTTATGGGATTTATTAAAAATGATAATAGTTGGTTTAAGACTCTACAAATCAGCGATTATTCAACAGATACATTAAATGGGATGTTATTAGGAGAGATTACCATTGATATTTTAATTTCAGAAAATTAGTAATATGCAAAATGACTTATGAAATTAAATCTACTTATGATTTTATTAGAAGTGCGAAAATGACACACTGTCTTTTGAATGTATCAATTAAAGAGGTTGATGATGATTAAAATAAATAACGTAAAACTAATGATAATTTGTAACAACTCGGTTTAAACTCGGTAATATATACAAAATGACACAAGAAGATACGCAATTTAAAAAAGGTAACACTAAATCCGTTGGCAATAAGGGCGGCAGACCTAAAGGCAAAAGCATGCAAAAGATATTAAAGCATATGCTTAAAGGCACTATGTTTGTTCAAGATGATGTAGTTGTTAATAAAAAAGGGGAGGTCACAAGGGAGCTTACGACCAAAGAAGTCCTAGCCTTAAAATTGGTAACAATAGGTCTTGAAGGTGAAGACGCCGATGCCATGCGTTCTATCCTTGCTATAATTGATAGAGTAGATGGAAAGGTTACTGATAAGGTAGAGCAGAAGAATATCGATCCATATACAGAAGCTGACTACAAAAGATTAGAAGAACACGACCAACGTCAAAAAGAAGCATACCACAAGCAACAAATGAAAAACATGTCTGCGGAAGAGGTGCAAGCAATCATAAAAGAAAGGGAGGACAAAGAAAATGACAGAACTGATTAGTGGCTTTCCAGGTGTTGGCAAGAGTTTTTTTGTTTGGCATTATAAAGGTCGTTTGAGATTACCAACTGATCCAAAGATAAATATTATGGATAGTGACAGTAGCAGGTTTAGTTTGGATGAGGATGGGGCTTTGTTTCCACAAAACTATATTGATTATATTTTAGATTCCGCAGACGAGTTTGATATAGTCATGATAAGTACACATGATGTTGTAAGAGATGCGTTAGTTAAACAGGATATTGATTTTACTTTGGTATATCCAAACATAGATTTAAAAAGTGAATATATGGAAAGATATAACCAGAGAGGGGATAATAAAAGTTTTATCAAATTGATTAATACCAACTGGGATAAATGGATAACAGAGTTACAAAGCCAAGAGGGTTGCAAAAAGATTGAATTAAGCACAGGACAATATTTAAGTGATGTTATAAGTGATATTCTAATAGAGCTATAAATGAATAATAAAATGCGAGATAGGATTGATAGACTGCTTTTATATTAAATAACACCCCCCTTGACAAGTCGCCGCCCATCGTGTATAATAAATCATTATGAAATTTATAGAAAGAAAAACAGTTATTAAATACCATGGACTATTTAAAATACATCATAGATATTATGTGTATTATATTTTCGGCATTCCTGTTAGAAGGAAATTTATAAATACTGTTTGCAATGACGATGTTAAAGTTTTCAACACATCCGAAGACGCAGCCCAGTACTTATTCGATAACTTTGGTATTGAACATGAGTTTGAAAATGAATAACAAAGAAATTAAAGAGGCTTTAAAAACCGCACGTAAGCAAGAAGCTATATATTATAGACTTTATCATAATAGTGAAGGTATATCTTATGCTGACAAACAAATATTGGGAGATAAAAAAGGACAGCAATTTGATTTAACAGAGAAATATAAAGGAATGCTTTTAGAAAATTGCATAACCGATACCACGACTGCGTCAAAAGACAAAGAAATGCTCTTTGATGCTCATTGCGCGATAGGTGAGGGGGTAGTTTACTTTCATGACCTTGGTCACGGTGAAAGTGAGTGGATATTTGAAGAGTATCTTTTAACACAAATAACAGAAAGAGTTATTAAAAAATATGGAATCCCTGTAATAGACGGTGATGCAAGTTCTGATTATGATGTATTTCTTAAAACAAAAATAGATTTAAAAGCCATGTACCAATTACTTGATGATAAAATAAAGGAATAGTAGGAATAATTATGCTAACAGGATTATTGATAACAACATTGATAGTGTTATTGTGTGCAGGAGGTTGCAGTTACAAAAGTGTTGTAAGTAAGGATTATGATGTAGGAAAAATTTGGGGTGTATTCTCAATCATCATACTAATTATATTCGCTTTTTTATTCCTCGCAAGCTACTTTCACGTCAACACAATAATCTCAAATCAACTTGACTTGGCAATTTTAACACAAGGGATATAAGATGATATTAGCGATATTATGGTTTGTAGTTATTATGTTATTTGTATTTAGCTGCCTAATGTATCAAGGGTATGTGATTAATGCAGATTCTCAGTTAAATGAGAAAACTGAAGCTACAACTATTTCTTATAGAACAATCACAGCAATATTCATAATCATTACTACATGCTTTGCATTGCCAACGTTTTATTATACATTTCAAGCTATAACTATGGAGTTTATAAGATGATAAAAGTAAATAACCAAATTGCATGGGAAGATTATAAAAAGTCCGTTAAATTTGATTCCTATGAGATAGTACCTTTTAAAAACTCAGAGTGCATGAATCATAGAGTCAAGGACATTTGCACAATAGAAGAGGCAGAGGTGTGGATATTATATGGTTTATATCAGCAAGATAAATTATACAGCAGTCAAAGAAGACGCATATTATCTAAAAGACCAACTAAAGAGGAATGTGAGCAGGTGCTATTTGAGGTCTTTAACACTAAAGAATATAATTTAATTCATGCAGGTATCAAGTGGCGAATTGCAGTAGGAGAAACATGAAAATAACCGATGTAATATATGAAGAAGAGGGTGATATGGACATAGGACAAAATAATAGTAAGAAAAAGAGGCTATGGCATTGTATATGTGGTTTAGTAGGACTAGTGCTTATAGCGTGGTTCTTTCTGTTTTTCGGATTTTTTTGTATATCCTTAATTGCTTTAGGTTTGCCTTACATAGCGGCTTTTGGTTACTGTTTTTTATATGGTATGGAGTTGGTAGCAGAACATGGGTGGGTCAGTTGGTATGCATTAGGTTGGGTCTTTGTTACGTTATCTTTTATTATAGTTCCACCAATAGGTTGCAGGATATAAAATGATTATAGATATATTCCATTATAAAAGGGGAGAGATATGAAAATAACAGATGTAATATACGAAGAAGAAGATAAGAGGGATTATCTAGATTACTCCACAGGTAGAGCCCTCTTTGATCTCAATGATGGTAGTAAAGCTGTGACACGTTTTAAAACACGTATAGATAGAAGTCATTGTGACTGGTGGGATGTCGTTATTGAGCAACCAAAAGTACCTATGTTATTTATATCAAACAAAAAGAGGCAATGGTATAAAAGGGTGTATAAAAAACTTGTAGATATGACAGTCAACCGTGTCTATGCTGATTATGTGAAGGAATTTAACAAGGAACAAAAATGCAAGAATAAGAAAGACAAAATCCCACCTTCACGACCAAGGGCAGGCAAGCCTATTAAGACGAACGGAATATAATCATGATATATTACCTTTGGAACATATACCGCATGGCTCTTAACAACTGGGTCGATGCTGTGTTGAAAATTACAGTGCCTGTTAAAGAGAAAGGATCTGATAATGACGAATAAAATCATAGAGTTAAAAGAATACTTTGCAGATGAAGTACGTTGGACCAATCTTGATGATATCTATTATGCTGCTGTAAACTTATATAAAGCAAAACAAAGTATGGGTATAGCTGATGAAGCCTACCATATAGTTGAGCCTATTAAAAAAGATAAAACAAAATGGCAAATAGTCTCTTTCAAAATAAAATGTGCAAATACAGGTAATGAACATACTTTTGAAAAGTTGACTATAAACACTCTTAGATCTTTATCTCACTTTCTTACTAGGCTTTTAGTGGATGATTTTGTAATTAATATCCAAAGTATTTTTGTAGATTTTTCCCATGATAAAACTAGAAACTCTATAGATTTGTATAATGAAAATCTTACTTTTGATTTGTATATTTATAACCAATCTTTTAAAGGATTGTCACGAGATACTTTACAAGTAATACGCTTAAAAGTTGAACAGCTAATAGAGGAATATGAGCATGATAATAACTGAAATACATTATAATGCCGCTGGCAATCCTATTAGATATCAAGTTGAGGATTTACCGCATGAATCTGGTTACAAAGTTACAGTAGCTGACCCAAAATCTACTCAAACCGCTCCCACGGACGGCTTGAATATCTCAATACAGCATCATGAATGGATAGAATATTCATACTGGACATATGAGGACATGCTCAAGATACAAGAGCTATTACCAGTAGCTATTGAAAGAATACGTAAATATGACGATGCCCACCAGCGATTAAGTGCTAATGTTAATTGGGATACTAAATAAGACATATCCCTTTAAATCAATTTCCTGCTTGACACCCCCTCATAAGTAATGTTATTAGTTATATAATTGATAAGATATCAAATTTTAGATAAACCACGTTGAATAGATGATTGCGTCTAATGACTTGTACGGTGGTTTTCTATATGAAAAATTACGTTGATCTTATCAATTGTCAAACTAATGATTTGGACGCAGTCGCCCATACCGAAAAGCAATACCTAAATTTTGAAATCAAACAAATCACCGATCAGGGTGAATTTTCTGGACATGCAGCAGTATTTGATAATATTGACTTTCAAGGTGATATTATAGTACGTGGTGCATTCGCAAAATCTCTACAAGAAAATAATCAGTTTGTACTTTTATCGCAACACAATCCTACAAAGCCCATTGGCATTGTTAAAGGGCGTGAAGATGCTACAGGACTTTTTGTTGAAGGCAAGCTTGCACTGGGTGTGCAGGAAGCCAAAGAATTAAGGGAATTAGCACTTATCAAAGCAGTCAATAGCTTCTCAATTGGATTTGCAATTAAAGACAGTGAATTTGATGAGGAACGAAATGTACGTATTATAAAAGAGATAGAACTCTTTGAGGTATCAATCGTTACATTTCCAGCAAATCCAAGAGCTAATATTATAAGCATGAAAGGTGACAAGAAAAATGAAGTTGTTTCCAAAAAGGAAATAACTGACCTAGATAATATTGAGACATTAAAAGATGCAGAGGCATATCTTAGAGCAGAAGGTTTATCTAAGAACAAAGCAACTGCAATCGTTTCAATCATTAAAAGACAGCTTTTGAGTGAATCAGAAGCCCCCCCTATAACCAATCAGAATCTGAGCGAATCAGATCAAGCTAAAAGCAATCAGAGTGAGTCTGACAAGAAATATCTAAACATGTTTAATCAATATGTATCTGAATTTGTAGATACGCAAAATACAATTAATCAAATAAAGGAATTTAACAATGTCTATTGAACAAAATCAAAAACAACAACAAGTTGTTCCATATAATTCTCAAGCAGAGGTGAAGGCTGGGCTTGATGAATTAAAAAGTACAATACATGCTGCTAATGAAGTGGCTTCACGACAAATCAAAGGAGAGCTCGAAGATCATTTAGATCAATTACATCATAAAAGAATAACTGATGAAGAAGTTAAATTGATTGAAAAGGATAATCTTTACAAGGCAGCCAAAGAAGAATCTGATAAAATCATTGAAAAGATGCAAGAGGACATGGATAAATTAAAAGCCGCTATCAATCGTGGCGATATGGGTGCTGGTGCTACTTCTGGTGATAGCGAAGGTATCACTGTGTTTAAAGAACATCATCGACAACTTGGTAATTTTTTTAGAAAAGGAAAAGCAAATCCTCATTTTCTTGCCAATTTACCAAATATAGAAAAGACGAATAATAAAATGGCTAAGATTCTTGCGGATAAATATGTTCAGGATAAAGATTCAAGCAATGCTAATATTCAATTAAATTCTTTTTTAGCGAAAGATTTTGAATATAATGGCGATGGAATGATGACATTTAGTCCACATGATCTAAAAACTTTTGGTCAGGTCGGTAGTCAGCCAGATGGCGGATACTGGGCATTGGTTGAAAGGATTCAGCAAACAATTGGTCGTAATTTTCTGACCTCGCCACTGCGTCAAGTTGTTACGCTTTTATCAACTGCTAACGAATCAATTGAAATGATTATTGATGACAATGAAAGCGAATTTGGTGGCTGGGTTGCTGAGGTTGATAATAGAGATGAAAGCGATACCGCTCAAATTGGCAAGAAAGTTATCACAGCTCATGAATTGTTTGCTCAACCAAAAGTAACGCAAAAGTTTATTGATGATGCTAGTATTGATGTTGTTGGATGGGTATTGTTTAAAACTGATGACATTCTAACTCGAAGAGAAAATACTGCATTTGTTCAAGGCAACGATTCTAATAAACCTGAAGGCTTTATGAATTTAGGGAAGTGGACAACTAGTACAACTGTAGATTCAAGGGGTGTATATGAGCGTGATAAATTAGATCACATCCTTGATGGCACTGCCATTACTAAGCAGGGATTGTTTACATTGCAAACAGCACAATTGGAAGATGATAGACAAAATTCTCGCTTTGGTATGAATAGTCTTACTTGGAATAAAATTCGTTTATTAGATGATAATGAAAATCGTTCATTACTTCAATTTGATATTGTGAAAACTGATACTAGCCGAATCTTACTAGGTGATCCTATCATTTTCCTTGAAGATTTAGACGATGCAACCACAGGATTGCGTCCAATTGTATACGGAGATTTTAGAAAATCTTACGCAATAGTTGATCGTATTGGTATGAGAACTCAACGTGATGATGTCACACAAAAAGGTTTTGTTAAATTCTACACTACAAAACGTGTTGGTGGTGGAGTTACCAGTTTTCAAGCATTAAAAGTTTTAGAATTAGCTTAATTAATTAAAAAAAGGATATTATTATGGCTAGAGATCATAGAAACGAGTTTTTGCCTATATCAGCGGCTAATGTTGCTATTACAGGTAACGGCGTTAGTAATGGTGCAATTATTGATACCGAAGGCACTGTCAGCAATACATTTATAGTTGATGTTGCAAATTATACGGATGGCACGTATGTATTTGAATTTTTTGATAGTGAGGATTCAGGTATGTCAGGTGAAACTGCTATAATTGATGATAAGCTACGAGGGACTGAAGCTGGGCTTACTATCGCAGGTGCAATCGTTCAAGGTAATAACTTGGGATCAATTGGAGTTGTTGGAACAAAACGATTTGTACGAGTTAAAATAACTGCTTCAAGTGTAACAACTGGTGCAGATGTGTCTGTTACCGTCGTGCAAGAAACAAGGGTAACACCTTCTGATGGAATATCTGTATAATGCAATTTATAGGGGAGGGATACCTCCCCTTATTTAATAAAGGAATATAGCTATGTCATATAAAATATTAATTGACAATACAAGACTATGCTTGGATGGTAAAAAGTGGTCATTCTTCAAAAAAGGTGATGTCATAAATACTTTACCAAAAGCAGTGGTAAAAGAGCTTTTAAAGCGTGGCACTATTGAAGAGACACCTAAGCCTGAGCCTAAAAATAAATCAGGTAAAAAGTCTTTAAAGCCTGCTACAGAAAACAAGGCAATTAATCCTGTTGCAGAAGATAAATAACAGGTGATAAATGCCTCATTTCGATAGCCCAATTTGTAATTATGAGTATAAGCTTATAACGCCTCCAACAGAGACGCCTGTTACTGTGGAGCAGTTCAAGGATAAGCTTAACATTGCTGCAAGTGATACAAGCAAAGACGACCTGATAGATAGGTTAATTAAAGCTGCTACTAAGATTGCCGAGCAGTTTTTAAATAGACAATTGGTTACTCAATCATGGGCATTATTCCTTGATAGGTTTGGTATACATAATCATCACCACCATAGCGACCACGGATTCCATGACTCTTTTTTTCATGAAGGAATCACATTAAAAAAGCGCCCATTTGATTCTCTTACTAAGGTTGAATTCTATCCTGTGGATTGGAATAAAACTGATGCTCGTGATGATTTTGATATTAACAAGTTTTTTCAGACAGAGGCGACACAAGGTAGAGATGGAGAGATTATTTTATTTGATGATGAGACGTTCCCTGATACTTTCAATATTCGTCAAGCTATCCGTATAGAATTCATAGCAGGGCAGGTGGTTGCTGATATATGCCCAGATATTGCAGAAGCTATTCTTGTCATTGCAGTTTTTATGTTTGAACATCCTGGGGATTGCAGTTGTGATGGTGGGACAGGTATTCCAGCCGAAGCAAAAGTATTACTACACCAGCATAGAGTTTATCCAAATTGTACTTGACATGGTGGGTTTTTTTGTATCTCGTTGACTTTCCTAGTAAAAACCATTTTGCCCACGTGGCGTATATGGTCGTGCTTTCGGACGCATGGCATATTATCTTTCGCTAATCCATCAATCACTTTTCTAAAAACGAAAGGCATTTTATGCTTGACAAGTCGCCGCCCATCGTGTAGCATATAGCATATCTTAATTTAAGACAGGAAGTCAAAATGACAGAAGAAGAAGAAGAAATCGAATTTACATTTACAACAAAAGAGGAACATTTAATTAAATTATTACGTGATGTTTTTCAATTTAAAGACAGTTGCACAATTGATTTAGATGATGATTTAGGTGATATATTAGATGTTTTACTGCAATTCAAAGATTACATACAAGAAAGTTTATTTACACCTGACCGTCTTGATGTATTAACTTTAAAATCTAAAGATTGTACTAAGATAAAATGTGAACATAAGGCTATCGGACTAAATCTTGATTTTGATTTAAAACGCACGATAGAAGAGTATGTAGCAAAAGCTATACTAAGAATAATTGAGCAATTTGGTTATACTAAAGAACTACAAATACCAGAAGAAATGAAGGAAGCACTTGAAAAAATAAATATACTGAGTGTAGCAGAAATAGATAGAAGGTTAGCCAAGTTCGGACTTATACAAATTAAAAATGATTTAAATGAATAAAAAGCTAGAAAAAAAAGAACTGCTGGATTAATGAGTTTCGTCGAGGCATACAATGGCTTATAATAATCCCTCAGCCCCCAGACCTCCTATAATAGCCTCAATTAATATAATAATAACAAAGCATCTACAGTTTGTGGTTTCTTTTGCTGGAGCACCTAAGCTATTATCACCGGGATGCTTCAATAAAGAACCTCCTACCCTAAAGGGCGCACCTATTCGGACTCTTTGACGATCTGCTGCTACATGGGTTGCACGCACTACATTATCACGCTGCGTTGACCATACTTGCCATAGCAACGCCACTGCAATACCTGCTGCTATAGCCTCATCTCTATTTTGAGGTGCTACGATAACCTCAGCCTCGGTTTGTATAGCAAAATTACTGCTATTAGTCGTTTCTGTGATCGCTATGACCTGTGACCTACCCTCTGATGACTGTGCAAAGGCTATATCCATTTGCTTAGAAAACTCACGTGCCTTAGTTACATCGGATGCAAGGCTTTGATCAATCAGAAATTGAAACTGAGCGGTCTGTACTGACTGTGGTAGTTGTTTTATAAATGCAACTTGTTGTGATATAATTTGTTCTTGCTCTGGTGATACATTGCCAGCAAGGAGAATAGCGAGTGCGGCTAGAGCCTTATTAGTATTCCTCTCAACTACAGCTTGCTGTGTGCCCATTATGACTACAGCTTGCTCTTCACTGTGATTATTAATATATAACGTCTTTTCCCTGTTGAAATCACTGTTGATGTCTTTTCTGATAGGGATATTAAACTGTTCTCTTATTCCAAAGCCGAATTTATTTATAGTCTTTCCATAGTGACCACGTAGAATTGTAGTCATATTTGATTCATAGTTATCGGTATTTATAATAATGCGGTCGCTGATATAAAGAGCCGTGGCATCTTTACCTATAGTACGCAATAGTGTTTTAATGATAGGCTGGACTTGTTTTTCAAGCTTGATTTGTCTCCTGACGAGCTGGTCTCTTAGCTGCGGTATTTGGTTGGCATTTGTAACTATCATACATTATACAATCCCATGATAACTAAACAGATTGTTACTACTATTGATATTACTACAAGACAAAATAAAAAGTCTCTTATCCAACTACTACCTGACCGTCCAGCACGTATTGGCTCTTCATGCGATGGCTCAGGAGGCGGTATATCTAACATCTCAAAAGTAAAATCACCTTCCCCTGTTGGAATCCATGTTGTGCGTACAGTGTAACTACTACCTGTTGACATGTCCCAAGATTGTATCAGAGTAGTATCTGCCTCATCAGCATCATGCAATCTACTTGGTAATATTATTTTTTCAGTCATCACTTAATCCCTATATGTTTTAATGCTGCACTCCAATAATCAAGTCGTACCCTGTCCAATCTCATAGATTCGTCGTATAACTCCTCAGCATTATCATCATTGTTTCTGACAGCATTATGATAGTTATTTTTTGCTATGCAATAATTAGTTGTAGCTTGGTTAGCTTTTTCAGTTAGATTTTTTAAATCGTTACTGTCAGTCATTGGTAAGTTCCTTTTTAAAATATTCTGGATGCTCTATTACCAACCGATACGTAAGCATTAACATTATAAATGAGACTAGAGGGGCTGATTCATGTAATTTCTGTGCTAGGAAAGCTAATCCACCCAATACGAACCAAAATAAAGAACATAAAATATACTTTTTCATCACACACCCCAAAGAACTACATAAATAAAAAATCCTACTATTGCTAATATCACAGTCCATAGTGTAGCATCAAACCAAAAATTTGATTTGGATTTTATTGATCGGTTAAATTTTGGTTTATGTCTTTTATTCATCCTCATCCTCTTCATCATTAATTGGGATCTCATCTTCTTCAGCAAGACCATTCCCTGCAATTGCAACACCTCCAGCAGTAAACACGACATCCCCGCCTTTGATTTTCTTTTGATTTTGTAGTTCCCTTTTCTCATCTAAGGTCAACGATGTATTTTCATTTATGGCTTTATCACGCACGGCTCGTTTTATAGCCAAGGCATCAACATTAACCATATCAACCACATATCGAAGATTATTCTCTCCAAATCTATTAACTAAAAGAAAGTCAGTTAATGCACTTAAAATATCATTTGTAAAAGGTATTACTCTGTTTTCGTAAAACTCAAGACGTGCCTCTGCTTTATTGTTAAATGTTGCACTTGTGCTAAACTTCATTTGTTCAGGTATTCCTAAACCTATAATGATTCTTTTGCTAGCTTCCATTTGTAGATTAAAGAAGTCCATATCACGCAAATTCATACCCATTTGTTGCCACTCTAACCCGCCCTCAAGCAACATAGGTCTGCCAGTATTATTTGAGCCTGTATGACATTCATCAATTTGTCTTTTCGTGCGATTATATTGCTCTTCTGTCAATGTATTTGGTGCATCTGGGTTTCTGGGCTTTAATACCATTGCCCCCGTTGGCTTTGCTCCATTCATAAGCAAAGACAAATTATGATTATTACTTTCAAGATATGACTTCACCTCAAAAAGTATTGCCATAACCTCACTCATTCCAGTAGGATTATGTGCTGTGGAATCAGGATTGAAGTTTTTATCGTGTAATAATTCTGATGAATCAGGGTCTTTTGTATTAAAAATCCTGCCATTAACCACATCCTTTTTAAACATTATATTTTGTGATTGTGCAGAATTAAACTCGAACAAATCAGGAAATCCAGTTTTTTGGCTAATTTGAATTGTCATAAATTGAGGCTTAAGCAAAAACATTTCTCTTGGCGGCTGCTTAATATTACCCAATGCATTTAAATATATATCGCCTTCTAGCAACTTCCAAAGTGTCATTTGAAAAAACAATGCTTCTTTAGTTTTTTGTTCCTCAAAATTGGGGGTATTAAGTATATCAAGTGCAGCATGATCACGTATAATCTCTTTGGTCTTTTTGTCCTCAAGTGCTATAGGCAGCCCTGCAACGGCTTGACTAATAGTATCTATAGCATCATTGAGTGGGGCTATTGTTTGATATAAATGGATAAGCTCATTAGTAGTTGCCCCATGTGCAAATCTATTGCCATGGTGTACATTATGGTCAATTAAAAATGCCAGATCACGAGAGTTTGTAATACTCTTTTGCTCAGGTATTGCTATATTTTTTCTAGTAAAACTAGGTATTATTGAAAACATTATTTTTCTTTATTTTTATTCTCTATATGTTCACGTATCCCAGTTAACATAAAAGCTGACAAAACAATGGCTAACAAATATTTTCCTAAACTAAATAAATCTGTAGAATAAAATAAATGATAACCAGAAATAAAAATTACGCATAGTAATCCTAGACCATAAATTGTTATAATCGTCTCGGGTGAAAATATCTTTTTTAAGAATTTTAACATAATTGATCCTATAATTATATGATTTAATCTTTTTGTTTGTTTGATTCTAAAATTCTTAATTGCAAAAGAAAGCTTCGGATATCTTTGTGCATCTCTATTAACATTAGCTCAGATTGAGTGGTATTATTAATATCTCTTGGTATAGTATTATATATTTGACTTAGATGCTCCTGCACTTCTTTAAGCTGTGTTTTTAAGATATCCATTTCACTTGGTAACGGCATAATAATCTCCTTATAATTATATGATTAATTAATTTCTTTATCGAGAGCGTCTATATCAGCGATGGAGGTAGCCATCCCCAAATATAGGTTACCTAATATTTTAAATGCATTAACTTCACTCATATTAAAACATTCAAGACTTGTGTCAATACTGTGCTGCATCGTTTTTAAAATTTTTTGTAACTCCTTAATCTTTACTCTTAACTCCATTATTTCATCTCTTGATAATGCCATTTTGAATTCTCCTTATTAATAATCTTTAAATAATTTCTTTTTTGATATAAATTCCCATGACACATGTTCCCCATTTTTCTTAATTTGAAGCATAGTGCTAATAAATATTTTTATTTTAAATAATCCATTAAAAACATAATATTTATTATACATGTTATAGGAGCCTATTCCCCCTCTATTACTTTTATAATAGGTTTCTTTAACTATAATTGGATTTTTATAATATTTGAGATATTTTAAATTTGAAAAATTAATAGTAATATGCATTATAACATCCTTATTTGCGGATTAGCTTCTTGTTTCAATCGTTGCCAGTTTAAATATTGAGACATAGAGTCTACAATATCATCATGCGAGCCGTTTGGAAACTGCATCATCTCATTAGTTGCATCAGGCAACCAAGGTGCTGATTCTGGTATATACGCATTGCCAGCCTCAATTACTGGTGATGCAAAACTCATTCTAGTAACCTTATCACGCTCAGGATTGATTTTCAAGATATTCATAGTTCGGTCACCTCTGAACTCTTGTATCAAAGACGTACCAGAGCCTTTGTCTTCAATTAATATGGCATGTGGTTTATATTTACTTGCTAATGATTTACACATTCGTTTTAACTCAGGAAACTCAAGTTTAGCTCGATAGGTGTCAATCCAATAATGCCCCTTAGCCGTCTGCAACCACGTTGTACATACTGAATAGTCACTACCTGTATTGTCCTTCATAGCCGTATCCCATGACTGAATAACCATAGTAACAGCCTTATCATCTGGCTGTATATTAAATCGTTTAAACCAATCTATTTTTATCATGCCTCCACCTAATGGGGCAGGGCGTTGTTGATATTGACCAGCATATGCATATTCTCCTAATGCAATTCGTTCTTGTTTTAATTCGTTTTCTCCGTCACGTTCTGGATGTAATAAATCTCCCTCTTGGCGTGTTTGTTCAACTATACCAAAACATATAATTGTTTTTTTTTCAGCAGTCGCAGGTAAGCATACTAATTCATAACCTCCTTTTTCTTGTAGATGTCCTGTTAAATCTGACTCATGCATCCTTTGCATTATAACGATTTTGACTGCTTTTTTTTTATTATTTACCCTTGGACTTAAAGTCTGATCATACCAGTCAAGAGCAGTCTGTCTTTTTGTCTCGCTCTGAGCATCTAAGACATTATGTAAATCATCAGCAATAATATAATCACCCCCTTCGCCTGTTATCGCACCACCGACTGAGGTTGCATTTCTAAATCCATGCCTTGTCGTTGTAATCAATTCTTGAGTATTTTCAACTCTACTAAATTGTGTAGCAGGAAATAGTCGTCTATACCAATCTGATTCCATCGTTAATCTTGTTTGATTTGTTAATTTTTTAACTAACTTATAACCATAACTAGCTACAATAATTTTAGTGCTGGGATTATGTCCAAGCAGAAAAGCTGGAAATGCTACGCTTACAGAAATTGATTTGAGACATCGAGGTGGTATATTAATTATCAGGCGTTTAATCTGACCTGCTTTACAAGCGTTAAGATACTCTGCTATTAAATCTATATGCCAATTGTGCAAATATTCAGTTAAAGGGTCTACCGTTGCAAAAGTCTGTTGAATAAAAAGGGATAAATTAGAACGCAATGTATCATTCATTCTCTTCTTCATGCCTACACCGTTCTGAATTCAGTATATCCCATTGTTACAATTCTGATGCCAGCGGTTGAATTTGTATCTCTGCTTCTGATTTGAGAGGACGCATCTGTAAGAACTTGCATAGGCAACATACGAGCCTCTGATGCACCACCACCTGCTACATTACCTGATAGCGAACCCAAAGGTGAAGTAGTTATGGAAGGAGCCAAATCTGGTATATTAGGTGAAGACAGGAAATGTACACCATCATCTACTGTAGCAAAATTATAAGCATTAATTTGAGCTAATGTTTTTTTGCCTAACGGGGTACTAACAGGTCTAAGTACCGCTGCTGCTGTACCAATATTTCCAACATCTACATCAAGAGGAGGTGCATTCCACTGTATAAAAAGACCACCACCATTAGTTTCTATTGATACAAACCCTATTATATTAGCAGAACTGTCAGTTAAAACTGATCCAACATTTCTGAATGTACTAAAACCAGTTGCATCATTCAATAAGTTGATTGCTGATAGATTAGAATCAAATCCAGCATCAACAACTGCATCACTAGTACGACCGATAATAAATTTATGATACCAAGTATTAGCCGCGAGAGATAACGCACTTGGAAAGCCGCCTTGATTATCTCCTTCTGCAAAATCAACATCTATTTTTTTTGTGATTGGTGACGCTCTCTCCAGAGATGCCGTGCCGTCACTACTCCTTGCTCCACCTGCGGATATAGTTATATCATGATCAGGATCACCTCCTGCAACTGATGGTACGAAGCCGCTTAAAGCTCCTCTTAGTGATCGACCGCCTGTTCTAAATGCTGATGCTGACATATTATACCCCCCAAGAAAAATTATCTGAATCACCCGTAACATCGTAAGCATCAATTGAAGTAACGTCTGTAAGCACCTCAATTGCTTGTTGATGTTCGTGTTTAATATCACGTAGTAATTGGTCTTTATTGGCAATCTTTTTTTGTAAGGCTTTTAAATTGGTTAAAGTCAAACTAGTTACATTCCCATCATCAAAATACCAAATTACATCACTAAGATTACTATCATTTGTAACTAAAGTAATTTTATTTTGAATTCCATTTAATGAAGCGTCATTTACAATCACATTGTTTTCATTATAAACAACTGTGCGTACCGTCTTATCATTATATTGTTTTTCTAACTCAGACAGTTTATTTGCTTTAGTTTCTTCTAAATCACACACGGGACCGGGTGTATTACCTGCGTCAATCCAGTCTAATATTGCCTGATGATTTTCCTCCTCATTATTTGGAACAGTCATATTGCCATTAACAAAATAAGAGCCGTTTTCTAATAATTTTACTGATGTTATGTCCATAATCTTACTATAATGTTATTGCGTATCTGCTGCTTGCAGTATAAGTAAATTGAATAAAATCGTCAGCCGCTCCAGTAAATGCCTGTAAAAATGCCTCATCATTTTGTTGTGCAATGCCTGCAATCAAGGCAACCCCAGCGGTTTTGGTTGTAACGATTGTAGGCGAAGAACGCATAAATGTTGGATATTTTACATTTTGTCGTTGTATTTGTGTAGCTGATGCAACAGGAAGTATATAAAATTGATCAACACCTACACGCTCGTGATAAAATCTTTGAGCCAAATCCAACTCAGTACCTTTTTGTCTTCGCTCAAATTCTGTTACAACACTGTTTATCTCAAATTGTGCTTTTGAAAAATGATATATAAATGTTATTCCTGTGGGTAATACTAAAAAGAATTCCAATCGATCATTTCCAGCTGAGCCTAATGTCTTTCCTGAGATGCTTGGTATAGTAACTGTTGCAGTAAATAATTGTTCTGCGGTTGTAATATTTAAAGTTGTACCATCGGTATCTACGCTGGTACTAGGTGAACCACCAGTGCCAAAGTTCTGTCTGAATCTTGGTATAACATTAATTGCGGTATTTGCTAATGCAAAAAATGAAACAGTTACCTGCTGATTACCAGCCGCAGTGCGGACGCTCTCAATTCCTTGAGCGACAAAAGGACTGACAGATGTTGCTGCTCCAGATTGATCATGCTGATAAAAGAACTCAGGCTCGCCAGGTACATCGGTCTGTCCTAAAGTAAACGGCTGTTGTGATTGTGTATAACTACCATCACCACCTGATCCAATCCACTGATCCATCACATAGACATTATTAGTAGTTGATGACGTACCAACGGCTGATTCTTGTATTATATCAAACTCAGGATTTATAAATAGATTTTTTCTAGCTTTAGTCTGTTCTTGGTCAAGGATTTCCTGCCCCCTCATATTAAAGAAATAGCCTGATGATGTGCTATCGCCATATAGAATAGGCTTGCTTATTTGTGTAACGCCTGTAGGCTCTGAACTTGTTAATACACCTGCTGATGTAGCAGATAAAAAGAAAAAAGTGCCAGCCGCCAGTCCTGATAATCCTTCTATAAATCCACCAACAGTTAGTATCAAAGCATTCGCATCTGGAACGCCACTTATTATTCCTACAACTTCCGCATTAGTTGTGGTGTCCGCCTGAGCTAATACGTAATCTCCTGCCAAGTTTTGACGAACAACATTGCCAGCTACAAGTCCATGCCCTGGTTGAATTATTGATCTTCTAAGAGTTCCACCAGTGCCACCATTGACTCTTATTACTCGAATTACATCATTAGGCTCGTCAAATTTGCATTCAATATGTCTGTTAGCAGGGATAGCCCCAGCAACAAGATTTGTAACTCCATCCGCTGCTTTTGCCTGTTTCGCAGCAAGAGTACCAACTTTTATAGTAACAGCCGAAGATGTATTGGCATTAGGGGTTAGAAATTCGATTTTCATATCGTCCAAATATTTGAACGGAACTTTGTTCGTCCCATTACTACCAAGAGGATCGTTATTTATAGGATTCAAAACATAAGCATTTGCAATTCCACTATCAACATAGGCCGTTGCATTTGCCGCCATACCAACCATAGCAATACTTCCTTGGTTATGATTACTTTTGTTTGGAGTTTGCCCTGAGTCAATTATAGGCTGATCTACTTCCTCTGTTATAGAATTTAGATAATCATCCTCAGCTTGTGGCTGCTCATTATTTTTAAATTTTGCTGCTGGCGAAGTTATTGACATAACAAGATATAATTATATTGACTAATTACATTTTATAAGTAAAAAAAAATAATGCAAGGTTTTTTTGTAATTAACACTTGACAAGTCGCCGCCCATGGTGTAGAAATAAAATTTATGCCCCCTTCGTCTATCGGTTAGGACATCAGGTTTTCAATCTGAGTAGGCAAGTTCGATTCTTGCAGGGGGTACATTTAAGTATTAAAAAACAAGATACCAACATTAGCAGGCTTTAATATCCCGAATATGCACTGTAATATACTCTGTTGACCAATTGCAGCAGGTGTAAAAGGTACATCATAAGGTGGTACTTCTGGTATAATGCCATCCCCTCTAACTACCATAATAAACCTTGATGCAGGTGATTTTGTAGGAATAAAAGGTACACAATAAGGAGGAAATGCCTCATCTTGAAGTGGAGTCACGGTTACAACAAATCCGAGTAACAAGGCTATCTCTTCAAATTGTTCTTGTGTTGATACTCCGCTAGCACGTAATTTAATTATAATATTGGCACGTCGCTCTTCTATGGTTGGTGCGATTGTAAAACACGCATCAGGAATACCAACAGCAGACTCCCATTCTTCTATAAATAACGTTGTATTAAATATATTATGCTCTTCAGCAACAGTTGCAATTTTATTCTCATCTCTTACAAATTCTTTAGAAAAAGCGGTGAATAAATTGTGTATATTACTATCAGGAATGTTTTTTTGATCAAATAATTTACCTAGTGGTAAAAAACTTACAGAAATCTGTGTATGATCTACTAATGTATTTCTATTAAATTTTACCATAAATATAATTTATTGTATTGACACGCTCGGCGATGACATGGTACTATATATTGTACTACAATCTCAATAAAAATCAAGATGTACAAATGGTTACTGCAAGATATACAAAAAATAAGACAGCAAAAGGGTATACGAGAATATCGTTATGGATTCCAACATCAGAAAAAGATGAAATTAATTCATATATTGAATTTAAAAGGGATCGTTGGGAATGCGAGACTGGCACAGGATTTAATAGTAACAAAAAAAAAGAATTAATGAATGCTATTGAGGAACTGTATCATGACGGTTCTGACTTAGAATCTATTGCTAGACAACTTAATGATCGTGGTTTTACAGGAATGTATGGGGGCATCTTGTATGCTAGACAAATAAAAAGGCTGTGGAGAAGTGAAACAGGAATAGAAATTGATTCTGATAGAAAAAATGAGTTGATAAATATAGTAAAAAAATTACACAAAGACGGTTGTGACTTTGAATCTATCGCTTCTCAACTTCGCAAGCTTGGTTTTAAAGGTCATAATTTACATAGAAAACAAATCCAAAGATATTTAGATATGAAACAATCCCTTGACAAGTCACCACCCATCATGTAGTGTATACAAGTCGGAGTAGCTCAGTTGGTTAGAGCGGCGGTTCATAATATTTAGACCCATGGATCGATTATGAGGTGTAGGTCGGGGGTTCGAGTCCTCCTTCCGACATTAACATTTAGGAGGTTACAATACAGACATTTCCATCAATTTCACAATTTCATTCCGTTAGAAAGTATTTAAAAAAGAATGCTTTAGATTTTGACATTCAATATCGAGCAAAGATTAAACTACATGGTTGTAATGTTGGTGTGCAATATGCTAATGATGGTCGTATTTATGCTCAATCTCGCAATGGCATCATTACACCTAAAGATGATCTTTTTGGTTTTGCAGCTTGGATTGGAGAAAACATTGATTGGTTTAGATTGCAATTTAAGTATATAGATAAATCTGTTCGTCCTATAACTATCTTTGGTGAGTGGTGCGGTAAAGGGATTCAAAAAAATACAGCCATAAATAAAATTGATCGAAAGATTTTTGCCATTTTTGCTATTCAATTTGAAGACTCTATTATGGTAGAACCCAAAGCTATTGACGCACATTTAAACAAGGATTTAGCAGTATGGGAGTCTTCTCTACAGCCAGATAATCTATATATTTTACCATGGTTTGAAGAACGCTTACCATTGTTTACAAGTCTCTTAGGCGTATCAAATCTTAATATTATGTATAATAATGATTGTTCTATAAAAGAGGCTGTAGATTATCTTAATGATTGTGTAACTAAGATTGAAAAATGCGATCCTTGGGTTAAAAAAGTTTTTGATATTGAGGGAATTGGAGAGGGATTAGTTTGGTATCCATGTCTTGAAAAATCTCTTTGGGATGTCGACTTCGAAAAAACTAGTCAAGATATGTCCAAAAGTTTTGTTCAATATGATTCTTGGTCTAAAGATGTATTCGGCTGCATATCAAAAATTGGGAAAGGGACGGTTTTAGAATCCTATGTAAAAGACGGCTTTATAGAGTCAGGTGAATTTTCTAAATATGTCTTTAAAGTCAAAGGTAAAGCACATAAAGTAAATACCTCAAAAACTGCCGTGCAACTTGATCCTGATGTTTTAAAAAATATTAATGAATTTGTAGACAAGTTTGCAACTGAAAATCGTTTCATGCAAGGTGTTTGTGAAATCAATAATGGCAATCCTATATTTGAACAAAAATTAATTGGCAAGTTTATTGGTTGGGTGTCTAAAGATATTAAGAAGGAATCCGCCGCAGAGCTAGAAGTTAGCGGGTTAATCTGGCAACAAATAAATAATAAAATTACACAGCGTAGCCGTGAGTGGTATATCAAAAAATTAGAGGAGGTTTAAATGAGTGGTTTTTTTAAGGCATGGAATGTGAGCTTCTTTAAAAGCTTCAGCATGTCCCTGAGCAAAGGCTTCGGCTAAAATTACTATATTCCGATTATCAGTCGGTGTGGCTGTGGCTGCACAGGGTTCAGCAAGCATACAAGCCGAATAGGCTTCATTAAAAGTTGCACTTTGACAAACAGCATCATAAGCTGCATTATACCGATCGCCAGCTTTTTTTGTCATACTCATTTCAATACATCCATAAAAGAAGCACAAGTTTTAGTTGCCTTTTGAAAACCATCAAAAGCAATGTCGATATCTTTGTTGTTTTGAGCAATTGCAGTCACCATAGTTCTATGAGAGGATTCATAGGATTTATAGTCTTCTGAGGTAAAATAGGCTTCATAGCTTTTGTCAGCAATAGATGCCTGCTTTGTATGGAGCCGTGCCATTATTTCACTTGCATCCATTATAGTTTTTCCTGCCGCAATAAGTTTATCATATTTATCATCATGAAGAACTGCCCTAAAAGATATCCAAGCCGCCACAGTTGCGGTGTAATAATCCGCATTAGCAGATGCAGCCTTACTCGCCGCCTTTAACTTATCTGGCATATCAACCTTTTTAGCTACATTCTCAGCGGCGTCAGCCTCTTCACGTTTCTCGACAAGCATCATCATAGCATCGGTCATAATGAACATAAGATCAGCGTCAGCAACATCATAATTGCCAGCCTTAACGTCAGCCCTGTAACCAATCTCAGCCTCATTAAGTGTTTTAAGTGCTTCTGTTATAACTTTATCCATGGCATTTCCTTTATTAAATTATTATCTCCAAATCTCCACATCAACACCATAAATTGCCTTAACCATTTTACGTTTTAACATAGATACTACAGTATCAACGCCCTTGCTGTCAATGACTCTTTCTCTATTTTCTTTTATATCAAAAAATCTAAAGTCTGCTTTATAAAAACCAATCTTTACATCATTAATAATCAAGTCATATCTCGGCTGCAACTCAAGGTCTTTAATTGCACCTGCTCGCACAAGCAATTTCAAGTCACTGTAATGTTTACCTTCTAGTTTACTGTCAAAAGTAATATTGTCTATTTTTATTTTGATATTTTTGTACTTTGATTTATGGGGCATAACTCTATATAATCAGATAAAAAAGATAAAACAATAAATATTTTTTAATTACTGCTTGACAAGTCACCACATAACATGTAGTATATAGTTATTATCAACAGACGCAATCGCAGTTACAGGTTTAATCCGCTCAACTGATGCTTTGCTAAGTGATATAAATTACAACTTTAATTTTAATAGGAGAAAAACAATGTCTAATTTAAAAACAAAAAACACTAAAATGGATCGTTTTGATAAACTAGAAAACGATGCTGATAATAAATATAATGAATATCAATTGAATAAAGGCAGCGATAAGCATCGCATGGCTTATGAAAAAGCCCAAAGTGCTTTTGTCGAATTTCAACATGAAATCGATCCTGAGGACGAATATATAAGCGATATGTCTTTTGAAGAGTATACAGATTATTGCTAAGTGATATAACTACAACTTAATTTTAATAGGAAAAGACGGTGAGCATAATAAAAACTAAAATTGAAAAAATGTCCACAAAGAGGATAAAAACAGAACTCAAATATTATAAACAGGTTAGGGATAAGTGGGATAGTATACCTGATAACCCTAAAAGTGTAGCTTCTACAGTAATAAAAATATTTGAACGGGTGCTTAAAGAAAGGGAGAAAGACAATGACTGCAAATAGTCCTGAAGAATTTATAAATAAATTTATACATGATTGTGTTTATCAAAATAAGAAAGAGTATCCTGAAAAATATAAAGCAAGTTATCTTAAAGAATTTCTGGAAAATTGCACTGAAGAATTTTTAGGACATTATACTACTAAAGAATATCTGGAAAATCATCTAAGAAGTGTACTTTCAATGAATGGTTACATCCCTATTTGGCGTGATATTAAAACCTTATCTAAAGCAATTGATGACTTTCTTAGTGTGAGAGGGGAAATGTATAGCCTTAATACATTAGAACGAGAAATTGCTAAAAGATGGAGAATTGATCCTAAAAAATACAGCCATATGTATCTACTTAATGAATTAATTAAAATACGAAATGGTGACTCAAAAGCTGATGATGAATATTGTAATAATTTTGGTTTTTCCTATTACACTCTTTTTTAACTAAGGATATTAATAAAATGATAACTAAAGTATTAATACTTCAATCATGCATAGTATGTGACGATGGTTTTAAGATAATACGGCTTGAGGCGGGCAAGACATATGATGTGAGACGCACCGTACTGGACGACCTCAGGGGTAAAAGAATCCTTGGTAAAAAGGTATACAGGATTGTAAAAATGCCACTAGCATGCTCTAAAGTCAATACCCCTGAAACCAGAGCATGTGCAAATATACAAATTGATAGGTTTAATTATGGCTGATGTAATAAACATGCACGAGTTCAAGCGTAGGCAGAATAGTAACTCGATAGTGCGAGAGTCAAATGCTAATAAATTAAGTCAATCAGAAAAAGATTTACTACAAGGAAAACTTGATTGGTTAAATATAGTTTATGAAGCTGAACTTGGTATATTAACACAAAGAAAAAGGACTTTAAAATTTGTTGAAAGACAAATCTTAATTGTTACAAAACAATTATCAATGCAATTAATTTCTGAAAATTGTAGAAACGATTTACAAGAGATGAAAGATCATAAAGAAGAGCTTAAATATGATATTAATTATATTAATAACAGCAGGCAAAAAATAGATCAAGAGGCTATGGAAATTCACCATCAATTAAACTCTAATTAGGAGATTGTTATGATTAATCAAGACAAATTATATAATGAATTCTTGGCACGACAAAAAATCTATGAGAATTTACATAGAAAACAACGAAAGGCTAAGAAAATCTTTGATGAGCTTGAGTTAAAATTAGAACAAATAAAAGAAGAGCATGAAAAGGCTGAAGAAATTTTTGATGACCTGTACTGCGATGCATTGTGTGCTGAAGAAGAGATGAGAAATGCTGAAGATAGATTCGATGAGTATAATAAAGAGGGTTGTATTTCAGATAACATATACCCTTATATACATAATCCTATAGGAGATTGTCATGTACAAGAACCCAATAATTAGAACTACCTTAGACTGCGTTGGAATAACAATTTTTATTTCATCATGGGTATTAATAATTGCAATTACACCAATAGGATAAAATACAGAAAGCGGAGAAAGAATAGCTTGACAAATCGCCGCCGATCGTGTAGTATATAATGAAATTAACAGGAGTTTAAAATGAAAACTAAAGATATAAAAAGAACAAATGAGCTTTTAACCAGAATACAAGCAGACATTAAATTTTACCGCAGTGGTGGTAAACAACCCCTAGTTTCTGTTTTTGTTCCTGAATATAATAAATGCAATCTTGAATTAGCAGACAATTATGAAATAATGTTAAATGATACACGAGAGGCAATCGATATTTTTAATCGTACGATTAAACAAATAAGGCATGTTGTTCACCATATGGAAAACCAATGCGGTATCGTTTATGAGCCTGAAGTTACATCCCATAAACATAAACATAGAGAAAAATAGTGTAGTATGCAAGTTATTAACTTAGGATTTTAATTATGGGACATAGAACTGATCAAGAACTGATAGATTTAATAAAAATTACCATTAAGCAATCCAATAAAGAAAAATATTCTTTTTCAAAGGCTTTAAAACAAATCTGTTATAAATTTAAAAAATTATTAAGAATTTATAGCATGCAGCGCATAACAAGAACTACTACTAGAGAAGATATATTTAATTCGTATGAAGTTTTTAAAATTTTATGGATTACACATAAAGAGTTGTTTACACATTCTTTTAGAAAAGGTGACTGTCCAGGATATGGCGACTTAATAAAAATACAAGAACTGAAGAATCCTATAAAACGCAACGTTGCTAATACAACTCGTTATATGGAAAGAAAAGAATATAGAGAAAGAATATATGCCAATAAAAATAGATATAAGTTATATGTAAGAGAGCAAAATAATGTATGAAATAATCAAATACAACACAGAAGAAGAATGGCTAAAGATACGCCAGCAGGGAATAGGTGGAAGCGACTTGGCTATACTGCTGGGGGCTTCTACGTATATGTCACCTTTGGAGTTGTGGGAGGACAAGAGGGTAGGATTAGGACTTTCAGATAATCAGCTAATCTTTAAGCCAAGCGTACCCACTATTTGTGCAGAGCGGGGCGAAGCTTTAGAATCCGTAACATTGAAAGCATATCAACGAGAAGAAAAGTGTACTGTAAGTAATATAGAAGGTGTACTTAGAAGCAAAGAATATCCATTTATGCAAGCTAGTCTTGATGGCTATGTAATATATGAAAATAAACTTGTAGAAATTAAAACTGTGAGCATTTTTCAAGAAAAAGAATGGGGCGATCCTGATGATGAGCAAATTCCCCCAAACTATTACTTGCAGGTGCAGCATTATATGATCGTAACAGGGTTTAAGGCATGTGATGTAGCAGTTCTTTTTATGAGCAAAGATGATTTAAAAATCTATCGAATACAAGCTGATCCAAAAACTCAAAAAATGATTATAGAACGTGAAAAGGAATTCTGGGACATGGTGACAAATGGCATAGAGCCACCAACTGAGTCCAGGGACATATCAATTAAGTATGCAAAATCCAATGGCAAGTCGATTGAAATTAGCCCAGTTATAAAATGTAAATATCAGCAACTATTAATCGTTGAGGCTGAGAGAAAAGAATTAGAAAAAGAGGAAAAGGAATTAAAAGATGAGATGAAATTATACCTTGAAAATAATGACACATTAACTGATGACGGAAAAATATTACTCACTTGGAAATCGTCCAAGTCAACAAATAAGCTGGATACCAACGCACTAAAAGAAGCCCATCCTGATATTTATAAAAAGTTTACAAAGGAAGTAGAAGGCAGCAGGAGATTCTTAATAAAGAAGGAGAAATAATGAATAAAATAACAATTCGGCTATTAGATGATCTCGATAAACAGGTAGAGGAATATTCAAAAAAAATAGGCTGTAGCAGCGTTGAGGTGTTTGTAATTGCTGCTATAAGATCATTTATAGAGGTTATTGAAGAAGCTGATTACAACAAAAAACATGGAGTAAAATAATGACTATAAAAATAAAAATTGATAATTTTCGTAAAATCCAACAAGCTGATTTTGAAATCTCACCAATCACATTGTTGGTGGGAGAAAATGAAAATGGGAAGTCAAGTATTGCTATGGCAGTCTCTATGGTGGCAACTGGGAATATCTTGCCAAAAGGCATGTACAAGAAAGACGTCAATCAACTTATACATGACGGGGCAAGAGAAAGTAAAATCTCAATTTGTCGTAATGGACTCGCAACCGAGGTGATTTATCCAGCATGCGAGCATAATCAACACGCAGAAGGTAAGGATGCAACGTTAGAAGATGTTATTGCTGGACAAGCTGAACTTCAATCGTTTCATGTCTCAGATTTTGCGGCAGGACTTGGAGATATTTTTGAATTAAATAATTCTGAAAAAACAGCATATTTGATCAATCTTTTAAAGGCTGCACCAACTGAAAGTGATCTAAAGACCGCATTGAGTGCAGATACACACTTCTTAATTCCTGAAATATGGACTCAAATTACACAATCTGGCTGGGATGCTACGTATGATATCGTTAAGAAAGAGGAAATTGAATTTATTGGTAGATGGAAACAAATCACTGGAGAGCTTAAATGGAATATCGATACAGCAAATAAATGGCGTCCTGCTGAATGGGAACAAAGTTTAGAACAAGGCAACCTAGAAGATTTGCAATCTGATTTTAATAATTCTGAAAAAGTGATTGAGGAAGCCTTGAAATCTGAAGGTGCAGCGGATTTTGATAAATCAAGGTTAGAAGATATTATTGCTGGAAAAACTGAACTGCAAGAGGAGCTTACAAAAAAAGAAACAGAAGTGCGTAATATACGGATAGAAATAGATGCTGTAATTAATCGATGTGATAATTTACCAAGTCCTGATGATATAGGAATCCCATGCCCTGTATGTGACGCAGCCCTGATAATTGTCTCTAAAGAAGAAGGATATGTCTGTACTGAATATCTTGAAGATGCGACCGAAGAAAAGGAAAATCGCGAGCAAGACAAGGATATTTTGTATATAGAAATTAATAGACTTAAGAATAAAGATCATGACATAAATAAACAAATATATAATATAAAGGAAAACTTAACAAAGATAGAAAATGCAGAAATTGAACTGCAGAAAGCTAATGAAGCTAAAAATGTTAATAACATTACAACTGAGGAAGCAAAGACTCAGAGTATTAATATAAAACTTCAACTTGATAATTTCATTAAGGTGCAACAAGCCTCTGATCTATATAAAAAGGTTATTATAAAAAGAGAATTATCATCAGCACTAAGTCAAAATGGCGTTAGAAAAACTAAGCTTCAAGATGAAATTACAAAATTCAATAATGATATATTAAAGCCTCTATGTGATAAATTAAATTGGGAAGCTGTGATCATTGATAACGATTTAAATATATGGCGTGGCAGACGTGCATATAAATTATTGTCACGTTCGGCTAGGTATATCACTCGTGTTATTTTACAGGTTGGTCTTGCGATGACTGATAAGTCTGAGTTGTTAATAATTGATGATTTAGATATAATAACCAATGATCAGAATAAGACTTGGTTGCTTGAGATGATTGCCTCGTCAAATATCCCAGCACTTATTTGTATGGCAATCCGTCCTAATGAAAATGCACCGTCAATTCAAGGCACGACCTATTTAGTCAAGAATGGTACTATGGAATTAGTAGAAGAATACGGAGCAAAAAATGATTGAAGATGTTTTAAACAGAGAGATTAATTGGGCTAAAGATAACGCCTCTATTGTGTACATTAAGACTCAGGATAACCAAAGCGGATTAACTGTACTGCACAAAGCATGTATGTACTGTAACCTAGAAGCTGTAAAAGCTTTTTTAGAAAAAGGAGCAGATGTTAATGTTAAGGATGCACAGGGGAGAACCCCGCTTAATTGCATAGGTCAAAATTATATTCATGATTTTTATAAAATATTAAATTTAATGCTTGAATATGGTTCTGACATTAATTCTCAAGATAGTAGCGGTAAAACTCTTTTGCATAAAGCATGTGACGGTAGTAATAAACATCACATAAGCGTGTTATTGCATAAAGGAGCAGATATTGAAATTCAAGATGGATTTAATAGCAAGCCTTTTTACTATGCCTGTTGTCATAATGCGCCTTTTATTGTTGCATTTTTGATTGAACAAGGATGTAAAGTTGATTCTGAGGATGATATTGACAGCGTTTTATATAACGCATGCGCATGGGATGATATAAAATCTATCAAGGTATTATTAAATAATGGGGCTAATATTAATGCTAAGCATGACGATAATTCTACTTGTTTGCATTCTGCTTGTAAGGTGGGAAATATAGAGATTATACAATTGTTGTTAGATAGGGGGGCAAATATAGATGCTGAAGATGATAGCGAATGGATTCCTCATGATTGTGCAAAATATAATTTCCACAAAGAAGTCATGAGGTTAATAGAATCTCATTGGAGTAACGTCATTTAAAGATAAATAATATTTCAATCAACACTTGACAACTCGCCGCTGATGGTGTAGTATAATCAACTAAAGGTAAAAATGATAAATAAACAATCATCTAAAATACGAGATTTAAATATATATAATAATACTTGGGATACTCTAAACACAATTAATAGAGGAATTAAATTGATATTGGATGAAAAAATGCCATTACCTGATAGTATTATTATAGAACGATGCAATGCATATGATAGATTTAGTAAAATAGATAAAGCGAGTAAAAAGAAATATAAACTTAGTTCACACCTAGAATTTAATGAGGTGTGCGCAATACTTGAAAACAATAAAGGAGAATAAAATGAATAATGTCCATGATTTAAGCAATGCTAATAAATTGCCTGCTAACTATAGTAGTAGCAATACAACGATTGAAGCACAGCGTGCAATATCAGAAACCCAAGCCGCTATGGTAATCGCTAAGCAATTTCCAAGAAATGAAAAGGAAGCGTTGGAAAAAATAAAGAATGCTTGTAGAAGGCAAAAAGTAGCGGAGTCGGCTATATATACATATCCAAAAGGTCAAGGTAATAACGCAACAATAATTGAGGGTGTAAGCATTAGGCTAGCCGAGGTTATTGCTCAAAATTGGGGCAATATTAAATTTGGTTGGACAGAATTATCTAGAGATAACAATGAATCTGAAATTAAGGTCTTTGCGTGGGATATAGAAAACAATATTGATTCCTCTCGTACCGTACGTATTAAACATGTTCGACATGCTTATGGTAAAATCACTCCATTAAAAAACCCTAGGGATATTTACGAAGTAGTAGCTGCTGATGCATCAAAGCGATTGCGGGCATGCCTTCTGGCAATAATTCCTGCCGATATAGTTGAAGAGGCTCTGATTGAATGTACTAAAACCTTAAAGGCTACTGGAAACGTAACGCCCGATAAGATTAAGAAATTGAAGGAAGAATTTGCAAAATATGATATAACTCTGAAAATGCTGGAAAACAGAACAGGTCGTAAATTAGAAGTAATACAGCCTGCACAAATGCTGAATTTATATAAAATTTATACCAGCCTTAAAGATGGCGCGAGTATTGCCTCAGATTGGTTTGCTGTTGATGAGCCACAATCAGCAAAGGAAGCTGTCAAAGATTTACTAACAAAAGAAACTACCAAAGAACCTTTGGAAGTTCAGCAAGAAGAATTGGAGTTGGAAATTCCAGTAAAATTCTCTGATGGCAAAACTCTAATATTTCCGCTGCAAGTGAATGCAGAGGCATTGATAGATTTAATTCAAATATATAAAGATAGTGAGCATGATGATTCTGCTCTCACAGACTTCTTTAAAAATAATAAAGACAATATGCCGAAACTTATGGAAGAAATGCAAAAAGTAAACCAACCTTGGACAGAACAGTTACGAAGGTTATTTGACAATTTAAATTAAAGGAAAAGATCATGCCTAGACAATCAGACTCTATACAAAAAATTGATAAGCTAATTGGTAAGCGAATACAAGAGTTACGCATTGCTATGGGATTATCACGACAAGAGTTAGTAAAAAAGGTCGGTGTAACACATCAACAATTGCAAAAATATGAAAATGGTACTAATCGTATATCTATAGGCAGATTATTTTATATAGCTAAAGCATTAAAAAAGCCTATGTCGTATTTTTTAGACAACCTCGATGAAGATTCTGAAAATATAATATTGCCTGATGCGCATCAACGAATGGCGATTGAAGTATCACGTAACTTTATGTGTATCAGTAATGTAGCACATCAAGATGCAGTGAATTTATTAGTTAGAACTCTGGCAGATAAAAAGGAATAAAAGATGATAACTAGAGAAAATATAAATTACGTATTATTCATGGCTATGTGCTTATTTATGATGTTTGGGTGATTGCTTCCATAAGGGAATTGAACACCTCATTCAACTCCACTAGGGAGAGGTATTCCTCGGTCACGCCACTAGGGCGAGCCATCTCATTAGATGAATGGAAGCAACCATAAACTACAACTTATCTTTTTTGCTCCGTCCTCTATCAGCAAACCACCATGTAATAGTCATAGTAAGCATTTCAAGAGTAGTGGTAATTATTAAATTGCGTGCAACAAAAAAATCAGGTGGTAGTGTAAACCATAATATCGTTACCAGCAGTAAGGCATAGAGAGTAATACTAGGACGCATCAATTGTTTTAGGTTTATTACCCATTTACTTGGTTTACCCATGCTAGCATCATGCACATAGGATGCTGCTAGCGAATCCGCAGCGGATTTAATTTCTGCAATACTTATATCTTTCTTTGCTGTAATATTTGCGATAGATAATTCATGGTCACGGCGTTTTTCCTCAATAGTCATTTCCTGTTTTTTCTCATAATAGGACACGCCCCTATTGATCAAACTGCCTGCTAATCCAAATACCGCACCTAATGCACCTACTACCATGACTATTCCCCTATGTGATATTGATATGATATATTGAGTAAAAAAGTCTCGTAATTTAATAAGTCTTTAAATTTATTTAATGTAAGTGCTGAATATGGCACCATATATTCAGCACCATCTAAAATAACACCTCTTCCCACTAGAATGCATCCTTGAGTATCTTTTTGCCAATTGCCTACATGAATTAATATATAGCCTCTATCTTTAACATTACAGATTTGATAGCAATTTTTATGTTGCATTCCTGAAAATGCTTCACATTCATATTGTCCCGCTGGTATACAAGATATATTTCGTACATTATCACGCCACGGATTTTCTAATGTGTAGATAGGCTTATGCTTAATGCCTTCTATATATAGAATACCCAAGGTTACGTCATCATCACCATAATATCTAATCAAATGTACTTTTTTCATTTACGAACCTCGATTAAAAGTATTTGTAATAAATCTTGCATTTTACCAAAATCTTTTTTCATATCACGAGCTTGGCGTTTAATATCACCTTTCATTTCACGGGTTTGTTGTTGCTGGTGTCCAGATTCTACACTTAATTTAGCTAGATCAATGGCAATTTGATTTGTTATCTTAGCTTGAGATTCAATATGACCTTCGAGTTTATATACCCTTGAATCAATATCTTCTATTTCAGAATTGGCTTTTGATGCAGTCCACACCCAGCCGCCAGTAGTCATAGCTATTATCAGAAATATTTGGATGGTACTTCTTAAATCAAGACTCCAAAATTTATTTTCTTCAGGCATAAAAATATTTATTTTATTATCCGCAATTACTCTACCTGAAATTGCATCTTAAAACAAGCATTGATATTATGCCACAAACCAATTATAATTCTATGTGTAATATAAGAGGTTTACCATGGCAAGCTGTCAAAAAATCAGGCGTAAAAAAATAACTCATTGTGCGGCTTCGTTCAATAAAACGATAAGCATATTGACTCGTGAACAATTAGCCTCAGTTACTGGCAGTATTGATTCTACAATAGATTTACCTGCATTTGCTACTGTTAGAGCAAAGTTAGAAACTACGAGACCAGTTGAAATTTTTGCTGGCACTAATGTAAAACAGATAGAAACCCACCTATTTACAATTAGATTTGCATTAGCCGTAGCAACCATAAATAAAAATCATACCATTGATTTTAATAGTAAATTTTTCCGTATTGATCGTATTGAAAATGTGGATGAGGAAAATAGATTCTTTAATCTGTTCTGCTCCATACGGGGCGATATTACCAAAGATGCAAATAGAGCATAACAACACTTGACAAGTCACCACATAACATGTAGTATCTAGTTATTATCATTTAACAACTTAATTTGGAGAAAGACAATGACTAATTTAAATGCAAACCTAGAAAGATTTATCAAGGTATATAATGCCTTGAATAGAGCTAACAACGCAGAAGAAGTTAATGAAATATTGACTGAAAATTCAGACTTGAAAACAATCAATATAGCGATTGAAAATACATTAATTAGAAAGCTTTACGATAGGAGATAAAATGACTTTTTCATTTAAGGCAGATAGTAACAACAGAAAAGTTACATTGCAAATTAAGAATCTTAACAAGATAACTAGAGAAGGTATGTCAAAGGCTTTTTTTGCAATTGGCAAAGATTATGTTACTACAGCCAAAAATAGGATTTTAAATCCACCTAAAACAGGTGTGGTATATCGCATACGATCAAGAAAGGGAGTAGTTATATTGCATCAAGCGTCTGCTCCAGGCGAATCTCCCGCAAATCGAACAGGGGCATTAAAAGATACAATTGAATCTTTATACTCGGCTGGACAAGATAGCATGAGACTTAAGGCGGGTGATGGCGATAGAGTGCCTTACGCAGGCTTTTTAGAAGAAGGAACAAAAAAAATAAAGCCACGTCCTTATTTAATACCTGCTATTGAGACAAACGAGCGTAATGCGATAGAGCATTTTGAGCGTGAGATTAAAAAAGCTGCAACTAAAAAGTGAGGAATCATGAAACGCAGAAACAGACGGAAAAGATTTATTAATTTATATGGGGTTGTGCCTGTATATTTTATAACGAGGTATTGGTTTTTTATTCTACCTGTGATTGTAGCAATTACTGTGTTTCTCATAGTATCCTGTGCAGCACAGGCAGCTGATAAATATCCTTTGTATGTTAAGAAAACTGCGTTGGAGAAAATGCTAGAAGATCCTGTATATAGGCATAAACAGCTTATGGAGCAGTTAATAAATATTGAGTGTGCAATTTATGGCACTAAGCATCATGACGCAACGGGTGTCTTGGGTTCTAGGGGTTATGGAGAAAAATATAAGAAGGCATGTAAAATAATGAGGTTGAAATGACTGATTTTATAATAACAGATGAAGACATAGACGGAGTTTCCCGAATGACTGATAAAAAACTGACTAGAAAACAAATGATAGCGAAACTTGAAAAAAATGCTGAGGCTGTGTATGAAACCTATAAGATTATATCTGCTACTCACTGTCATTATAATCGTGTCACTGGTATTTATGAAAATCACCAGTCTGCTTGGGATTGTTTGGAGGCTCACGATCTTTGTCGTAGAGAAATAAGTAGGTTAAAAAGAGAGGCTGCAAATGACTGATAAAGAAATAACCAAAAAGCAAGCCCTTATCAATCTTCAAAAGATTGTTAAAGATGCTGATGTTAAGGCTACCCTAGCAGTGGAAGCCCATAAATCTATGAAGCATGCTGCTTCTGAAATAGAGGATGCAGTTTTTGCCGCTGAAGATGCTGGTGTAAGTGCTGTAGTAGATGCTGTAAGAGAGGTTTATGATGCTACTGGACATGCTATTAAAGTTGCTCATAAGTTTGCTTATATTGCTGCTAGTTCAGCTCATAATGCCACTGATGCTTATAATAAATTATTAAAAACAAGTGAGACTGAATACAATATTGAAAGCGAACAGAAAGCTGAAATGTTGAAAAAGGAGAAGGGTGGGAGTATTAAGGAAAAGTAATATTCCCCAGCGTTGGAATCTCCGTACTATTTACAGGAATATCACCGACAGGAGTATCAAGCGTGAAGGTTTGTACAGTTTGACCAGAAGTATCAGTTGTAGTTCTTATGGTTGAACGATATGTATCTTCAGTTAAACTCTGTCCAGGGGCTGTTTGCTCTCTAAACAGTGCTTCCAAGTTAGCAGTTATAGCCGTCCTCATATCTGTAGTATTTGGTGTTAATTCTGTAAATTTAAAGTCTGTTGGAATAGGAGTTGCTGCTAATATAATTACATCCACATCTGAAGTATGTGCAGGTTTAATTTTTAATATCTCATCTTTAACATCATTAATTTCACTAGCAGTTGGGATAATAGGTTCGTCATTATCCCTGAGCGGCAATCCTATAAACTGCCCAGGTCGTACGCTATCTGTATAGGTAATAGTTCCTGTAGCTGGTGACGTTGCTGAACCAGCAAAGACACAAGCAAAGTTAAAATCATCTATTTTTAATATTTGCTTGTCAATTACATTATATACTATTGGAACTGCATCTAATATTCTGATAAGCATACCGTCCTCTAAAAAATGAGGTGTCACAGTATTGACAAATAATATAGAACCAACACTTGTAAGTCCGCCTGCACTTATTGCAACAGGATCAAGGGATTCTCCAGCTTCAATAATAAACATTCTTGTAACCCCAGGTACTTTTCTGGCTTGGTTTATAATATTTGCTTCATTAAAAGGGGTAACTGGATTCTGCCAACGGAATAAAATACGACTTCTTAAATCCTCATCATTTTCAATATCAGTACCGCCGCCAATCTCACCAAATTGTACAAATGCAGTAGAATCAATTCCTGCGGGAGCTGAGGAAAATGTAAGTGGCGCACCACTTTCAGCATTAGCAATCTGTCCAAAATCTTGAGATGTTACGGGAATATCAGCGGTATCAAATGAAACTATGCCCTGCGTTGTAGCTGGCGTTGCTGGCGTTGTAGCTATTTCATATGTAAATTCATCTAAGGCAGTAACATTTATTGATGTAGCTACATTATATTCAGCGGGTATTATTAATGTTGTAGTAATAGGAACATTGCTTGCCAAACCATGATTACCATTTGTTTGTACAAATACGGTATTTCCGATTCTTGTTACGGATATAGTTGCAATACTATTAGCTATTATAGTTCTTTCCGCGTCTGTAACATATGTGACTCCGTCTGTGGACTGCAATAATGTTGCGGCGGGAATAACCGAACTGACAACTCCTGTAGCTGTAATATTGCCCGTAGCTTGTGTAGCAGGATTCCTTGAGATATTTACTAAATTACCCCATCGTTCTAAAAATTCCTGAGTGGCAGTGTCTTGAAACATTTCTAGTTGCAAAGAGTCGTTTACTAACAAAAACTCATTTACTCTGCCTGCAAGTGCTACAATTATTGCGTCAATAGCTGATGGAATTGTGGGATCAAGACCTATCAATAGTGCTTGTACATCTGTACGTATATTAGCTACTAATTCTGGCAATGTAGGCGATGGTAAAACCATAATTATACTTGTTTTGTGTTAAGCCAAAGAGTGAATGTCTGTTCTATTATCACATCCTGATTTGTAAATATTTTTATATTAATTTCTACTCTATTTTCAAATAACTCACCAACAACCTCTATTTTTGTTGCATGTTGGCTATCAACAAGCTGCTGGAAGCCTTGTTTGACAAATTGCTCTGCCTTAAGTCTTGTTTCTTCAATCGCTCTTGCTTGAAATAATAGCCATAGTTTATTACCTAATTCTGTATTGGGAATTTGATTAAACACATTGCCCCACCAACCACGTCTATTTTGAGCGATAGGCACTTCAGAAGGTTCAGCTCTAGCATCTAAGAAAAATAACAATTGTATAGCAGTCTCAAAGCTTTCTGTAGTTTTAAATAGTCCGTCAACAATTACAAGATCGTAATTGCCTTGCGCGTCCTTTTCCATTGCTAAATCTGTATGTGCCATAATTTTATTATATTTGTGGTATAGGTGGCTGTGTTGTGCCGCCGCCACTTTCAATATGAGTATGCGGATTATAAACATCCCGCATATTACCAACAGTCTTACTTTGTGTTTGGAAATTATCTGTAATATCTCCATCTACTTCCAAATCACCTGTCATTTTTACCGTTGGTGCAACTATAGTTGTATCACCTGATGTAGTTATCGTTGCTGTGGCTGCGGTTATATTAGCCGCCCCTGTTACATTTATAGTTAATGCCCCTCCAACAGTAAGATTACCATCTCCTATAACTGTAATCTTTTGATCTTTACTGACCTTAATAATAATATTGCCGTCACTATCAAAATAAGAAAAAGTGCCTGTCAATTGATTTTGCATAAGTACTTCCCCAGGTACTGTCTCTCCAACATCATCAGGCGTGCTTTGTTTTAAATCTCTTGTATTGCTACAAAATCCCGCTTTATTTTCTGCCTCCGCCCCAACACTTATAACTAAAACTCTATTGCCTATAGGTGGATTTGACAAAAATCCATATTGCGATTGAACATAAGCATCTTTAATTTTCCCCTTATGCTTATACTGCACCCTAAGATGCTGTTGATCATCTTTAAAAACATTTGTGATAACTCCTTGCGTTACCATGTTGGATATAGAATCTGGCATATAAGCATTGTACAGATAAAAAATGAGAAATAAAGATTTTTGTACTTGACAAATCGCCGCCGAGCGTGTAGTGTGGATTTATTAATTTTAAATAGAAATTTATATGTTTGATATATTCAACCTTTTTTCTGAGCCTAGAAACGATATATTGGAATATACATCTAAGAAAGAAGATATTGAATTTCTTACAAAAAGATTAAAGCAATTTTATAATTTTGATGATGATAAAAAAGATTCGCATGCTTGTATGTTTTCTGTATATTTGCATAGTATAGCAAAAAAATATAAAGGTATTGTTCCTTTAGAAGATTCAGATAAATGTAGCATAGCTATAACGCAGGAAGTTGTGCAAAAATTATCAAATATAACACCTTTTATAAATTTTCCTCAGATTGAGGATATGCAGACAATAGATAAAATATATCCATTTAGGCATTATATATTAAATGAAAACCATGAAGTAAAAGAAAGCTCTTTAATGGAATGGGGGGCTTTTTTTAAAGATCCAAATCCATTAAGACGTGTAAAAAGAACGCCACGATTACTATATAATCAGATATCTGTTTACACATCTTTTTTAGGCATGGAGCATGAAGGAGGTATGTTTGAAACAATGGCTTTTTCAGATTACTATCTATGTTTTAATGAAATATGCACAAGATGCAATACATACGATGAAGCAATTAAACAGCATGATAAAGTGTGCAATGATATATTAAGGAGTTTTAGAAATTGAATTATTTTTACTTTTAGTTTGGATGTGGATGCACAGATTAGCATCATTATAAAAAAGGAAATATTATGACGGGTAATCATGATATATTGCCTATGGAAAACTATCTGAAATATTTTAGCAAAGTGTATGGCTGCATCAAATGGAAAAACTGTGTCTTGACCCATATGCCTGTGGTTTTTACTGGAGTCGATGCCTTGAATAGATTTGATTATAATATACATGGTCATTTGCATAATGAAATTTTGATGTCCCCTAGAAACTTTGTCAGCACACAACATAAATGCGTATCCTGCGAGCAGGTTAACTACACACCAATAACTTATGAGGAATTGTTTAACGGAGCTTCTCATGATAAGTAGCGCCATGACTTTGATAGTTTTAAATAATTCAGGACATAACTTTGATTGGAGGATAAGCCTTTTTTTATTAATAATTTCAAGCTCATTTCTTTTATATGCTATATGGCATTGTTGGGGTAGCTATGTAACAATTATAGTTTTCTTAACATGTATGATTATTACTATGCTATATGGAATAGATTCTCATAATACCGCTATCGAGGAGTATGTTTATGCCCTTCAGCAAAGAAACTAAAATCCCGCTATTAGATGGTCAACAGCGTTCATTAGAAGAGTTGTCAAAAAGAGATAAACCGTTTTGTGTATATACCTGCAAGCAAAATGGAGATATAACTTGTGCATATGCAACGGCAAAGTTGGTCAAAGAAAATGCTGAATTAATAAAAGTGACTTTAGATAATAACAAAGAAATAACTTGCACGCCAGACATCAGGTTTGTATTAACTGATGGTACTCATTTAAATGCAAAGGATATATGTTCATGTATTTTTTATGATCAGTATTTACGGCAATTTACATTAAAAAGTCTCCACAAATATTTTGCTATACAACAATGGAAATTCAGTTCTCTCATGAAGATCCATCATCTTGTTGAGGAATCAGGATTATTAGGGGAAAGACCGATCTTTGACAATCAAATAACAGAAATTCACCATAAAGATTTTAATAGGTATAATAACGACCCAAGCAATTTACAGTTTATAGGCGATAAAGACCATCGCTTATTACATAAAGATCGTTATCCACGAATTTATTCAGTCTTTGAAATTAACATGCATAGAATAATAATTGCGGGAAATGCAATTGAATCTATAGAAAAACCAGAAACAAAATTAAAAAAAGTTGCCAAGATGGGGGTAAGACATTTATCTGCTTTATATATAAATAGACAGCACGAATTGCGCATGAAAATGAATAGTAACAAGGATAATGATGGCAACAAGGATGTGTACACTTTAATCGTTGAAGGCTATGACACCTTTGCTATAAGTGCAGGTGTATTTGTTAAAACCCAACCAAAGGATTGATTATGACTGAAATTGCTTACCTACTATTTATACTACAAGCTGCTAATGAGAAGCGTAAGGCTACTTATAAGGCTGCTTGTAATGAATATGGTTCGGAGTATAGAGATTTGTTTAATGAATATGTAGTTGCCGAAAATGAATATCAGGATGTTTATGAGAAATACGAGGAATGTAGAAAACGATTATCTAAAACCCACCAATCTGATTAGCATTAGCATCTCTGGCGTCCTGCTCGGCTTGTAGGCTATATGCATCCTTGACTACAAACTCAAGAGTTGTGGTTGCTCCGTTCTGATTAGACAGATTGTAGGTTACTGATTTAATAAGCATTTGTGCACGTATTCCATCTTCCTCTACAACATCATCATTGATATTTACCAAGAAATTTGGCTCCCATACGAAGCCGTCCTTTTCAGCTAGGAATCCGACTACGGTTGCCGCGTAGGTTCGGCTCTTGGCTCTTTCAAAGTTTTGCTTCCAGACGGCACGCTGTGTAGATGTTTGATCGTCTGAGGCGGACTCAGCATTGATTACAAGCGTTCTTGATCTACGAATTGCATTATCAGTTGATACACCTTTTCTATTTGTTGCAACCTCACCATCTGTTACGCTTCCTGTAGGATTAGCACTATAATTATCAGCAGATTTTACTATATATTTATGGAATATATTTGAATGGTCATCATCAAGTTCTGAGGCTAACACATTGTTATTAGTACCATTCTCTACATGGATTAAATGAGTTTTGATAGTTCGTCCTAAGCCTCTTGTTATAACTATATTACCTAATCCATTTGTAGTTATCAAAACCTGTCTTTTTTTAGCAAGCTTTTCAATAAAGGCAAATGCCTTGGTATCAGTCTCAGTTGCCTCAATCTCCTGTCCGTTAAAATCAACAATGCCACCACTGGCATCTATAACCTGTATTCTCTCGGATGGCTCTAAATCAGCCTGTACATCCTCAATGACTCGTTCTATAATTGTTTTTAAACTAACAGTACCTGTAAATGACAAATCGCCTTGTAAACTAGAATCAATAAAGTCTGCTATTTTACCACGTCCGCTTAAAGTGATAACATTTGAATCAGCCGTAACTCTGGCTCGACGCTTCTCTACAAAGCCAGTTAAGACAGTTTTACTTTCAAGTTTTACTGCAACCCTATCGCCGACTCTGATAGGAAATTTCTGTCCTTGTTTTTTTGTTGCAGAAAATTGAAACACGCCTGATCCAGTATCAATTGACCTCGTGACTGAGATTCCATCGAACCCTGTAAACGGAATTGAATTAACTTCTAAAATAACTTTTGACATAGAGATAATTTAATATACTATAAAAAAATCCTCCGCTGTTTATTTAGGGGATTATTAGTATAAAGAGAACCCAGCGCGGCTAATGGTCTGTTGGGTTTTTTATATCTAACTATTATCTTTTAAATCATTTTGTTTTTCAAGTATACGTTCTTCCTTTTCCAGAGCTTTGTCAATTAAATCTCTGACCCAAGTTGACATGGTATAGTTTTTAGTGAATACAATCTTTTTAATCCTATCACGCACACCAGCACGGGCATTGATTAAGATTGTATCTGGAAATTGAATAGGTTTTATTGACATATTATATCCTTATAAATTATAAGATAATTAAGCGGCATATTGTCGCGCACGTTTGAAAAAGTTACGCTGTGTCATTTTTGAAGAGGTATCAATCATTGATGTATCTGTTGCATCAACAATATCAAACTTAATCCAATCACCTTTTGCTGTAACCTTGGCAAGTAAATATTCACTGTGCGAATATTTATATTCCTGACTGAAAGTCAAGTCGCTTGCTCCTTCCACCCCTGATCGTTTATCATAAATTGGTTTATCTAAAATTACAACTTCATCAACTGCTACATCTGCAATGTCAGAGGCAATGGAGTGTTCCGCAGATAGAATTGAGTCACGTGACCGCAACGCTTCTTTAAGTTGCAATTCCTTTTTTTCACTTTTATCTAAAATTCTTGCCCCGTGTTTTTTCAGTAAATCTTGAACTTCTTTTGATTTGTTTTTTCCTGTTTCTGCTACTGTTATTCCAGCATTAGTTGCGACTGTTACTGACGCACCCTTTTTAATTAATAACTCAACCAGCTCTATATTGTCTTTAATTACAGCATAAAGAAGCGGGGAATGGCCGTGGCTAGTTTGAATATTAACGTCTGCTCCATGTTGAACCAGTAATCTTGCTACTTCAAATTGTCCCTTTGAACACATTAATAGAAGCGGCGAATCGCCAAGTTCGTCTATATTATTAATATCACTTAGACTTGCGGTTTTTAGCCATTCTTCTACTTTAACAAGTTGTTTTTTTTCGCCACGTAAAGTATTAAATAATTGTTTTAAATTAGGCATTGTAGTTCTCCGTTAAATTAAAAATTGTTGTGCGCTATATTCATTATAATAGCAGAATAAAAACCTACGTCAACACTTATTTAAAAAAAATATAAAAAAAATATAAAAAAAATATAAGTTACTAGTTGACTTTTTATTTAACCCTGCTATTATATAATTATAACCAACAATTTTTAATTTAACGGAGAACTACAATGCCTTATTTAAAACAAAAGGATAAAGGTGCGCCGTTCGCATATCAAAGATGGTTGGATTCTGCATTCAAGCCTTTATATCTAGCACATGAATGGGAGAATTCACCTAGCAGTAACTGGGAGGCAGATGATATATTCATTTATACAGATGATAATGACTGGGCAAAGATGGATTGCATGCAACACTTTTATTACGAGAACGATATAAACATTGAAAATCCCCCGACGAGCGAGGATGATTTTATAAATTGGTTTAGCGTACCCGAACCATTATATTTGCATCTCAAACAATGTGGTGCAGTCGTGGGGTGGTGCAATGAATTATATTTATTTGGTTGGGTAAATAATGATTACATCACACCATATTTAAAATGTACGGATGAAATTCCGCATTTAAAAAATGCGTTCCAAGCAACATAACATACGAAGGGGGTAACCCCCCCCCCTTACGATACCCCCCCAACATTAGTCAAGATATCAACATCACCTGTTATAAAGCTCAAATTATCAAAATCATTAAGATCGATTATAGCATCCAGTTGATCAAGATTACCATAAAACTCATGTGTAAATACCGTTGCAGGAATAAGATTAGTTTCTACTGTAGTTATTTTAGGTGTGCTTACTGATTCTTGTTCAAAGAATTTCCGCATCTCATTTCTTAATGCTGACAATTGAATTCTAGGCTTTATAGTAATTTGTGAAGTATCCTCATTAATTTTCTGATATTGAGCCTCAAGACTATCTTGCACGTCCTGTAATTGCTTATCATTTTTATATTGTTTCTGTGACGCAAACTGATAGCTCTCTGCCAATGCTCCCATTTGCATATTATTATTAAGAACAATCCTGTTGTTTATTCTTTCTATTCTGTCCTGTGTTGTGGGCTGTATAGGCACGTCATCATCACCAAAGGTAAGCATGGGCTTGTATAGATCAAGACCTGCTTCTGGCGAGCTAGCCGTCCTGCTCGCCGCATCAAATAAACCTATAAAATCATTACCCAAATCAAAAGCTTTTAAGATATTTGGATTAATCGCGATCACAAAACTCTCAAGAATTGATTGGAAGTCTGATGTTTCTGACAATTGATTAAGTACTTCAATGCCGCCGACTTGTTCTACTAAAGTCTCAAAAGTTGTTGTAATAGATAAATCTTCAATGCCAGGCAATGAGGCTAGTCCACCAATTCCTCTGATTAGCCCTTGAATACCACCAGTTTGTATTGATTCAACTGATGTAACAAAAGTCTCTGCTACACTCAAAAGCTTTTGCTGGGCATCCGAAAAATTAACAACTTTACCATTAGGATTGACCCATTCATTCGCAATGTTATTTGATATAGAGTTGAGTACATTTTGCCTACCTTGATTGATTTTAGGTAGATTGTCTGCACTTTCCTCTGGAAATATACTGAGATCAGCTTTTATAAATGTTACTGTAAAATCTGCTATGCCGCCCCTCGATGTTTCCTCTCTTAATGAGTAAGTGGAAACAAAAACATTATGGTCTCCAAGCTCATGATGTTCTAAAAGCCCTCTGCCCTTTGTATTTAATGCGGTTCTGAAGTCATCACGCTTTTGGATATAATCAGCTCCAGTCCCATGTATTCTTAAGGTCAATGCAAATGTATCCTGTAACAGTCCCAAGTCTTGAGTATCACGTCGATCAGTATTTGGGTATTCATGCACAATTAATTTGCGTCCACTTGTTACGCTGCTGCTTACAGGCAAGCAAGGCACGCCTCTAAATTTACATTGTTGGAATTGTCTAAATATTGTCATAATAGGGGATTGTAACCCAGTTTATAAGAAAAATCAAAATAATTATAATTTGTAGTTGACAAGTCACCACATAACATGTAGTATCTAGTTATTATCAACAGACGCAATCGCAGTTACAGGTTTAATCCGCTCAACTGATGCTTTGCTAAGTGATATAAATTATTTAACTAACTTTAATTTGGAGACTATTATGATACGTTATAGAAACAATTGCGAACACTGCAATACTGCTGAACATGAATATGCCATAGCTGATGAAATATACGAGTCTATATCTAGTATCAATGAAACGGATGCAGACAAAAAGAAAATTAGAGCAGCTTGCCTTGCTTACGAGGATGCTCTTAAAAATTGTAAGGAATGTTCTTAAATTTATGGACTTGTTTAATCACATATTTAAGGGTCTGGGATATTCTCACAACCAAACAATCTAGGCTTTAAAGCAAGTTCATTTAACTTTAATTAATAGGAGAACTACAATGACTGATTATAATAAATATTTTTTTGATCTTTTAGTAAATGGATCAAAATATGATGACGAACAATATAATTATAAGCAGCCTACGCTTATGATGAGCAAAGCTACTAATATACCATCAGCACCTGTTAAAATGGAATGCGCGGTACGTATTCATAATCAACTTAAGGACTTTTTAAATATCGCTGATTTTAAAGGATTTAAATTAGAGCATGCTCATTTGACTTTTATCCAAGATAGTAAGTTAGTTAAACTAGTAAATTGTATTATGATGTTACACGATAATATGCCAACAATCGAATTAATAACCAACTCAATAAATATGAATATGAGTATGAGTCACAACATGACTGTTGAATGGCTTACTGAGTTTAGCGGTTATTTAAAAAGAGATTATTGTGAATTAGAAAAATATAAAATAGGAAGTCTTGAATATATTAAAATTATAAAAAAAGCTATTAATGATTTTGGAGAATTAAAATGACTGATTTAAAAACAATTAAAGAAATAAAAGATCAAATCCATGAAGCTATAGCTCGTTTACAAGATTATTGTAAAGCTATAAATAATAGAGAGATTAAAGCGTCAGTAGATATGGTTGATGAAATACAATACTTTTTAGACTACATAGGTGTTGATGCAGTGACTTTAACAAAATGTATATCTGAAATATCTGATTTTCAGACGAAATGTCTTAAAGATAAGAATGAGAATGAAAAATGAGCATCATATCAAAAGAAAAAATTGAAAAGCTTTCGATAGAAGAGATTGAAGCATGTATCAAAGATACAAAAAAACAAATGGAATTTAGGAAGGGCGAGCCATACGTCCATATACATGGTCTTGGAGATGGTTTTAATTTGCTTGAAGAGGCATTAAAAATATGTGAAGAAGTTCTCAAAGAAAAACAGATGCCAATGACTGCTAGGACAAAATTTAATGACAGAAATTTTTTACTCGCAATTGATCGCGTTGAAGATGATCTATTAAAATTAGTTTCATTTATGGTTAAAATAATTAACGGTCAGGTTGAGCCAACAAAAGCGATAATTAAACCATTAAAAATCTTTACAAAAGAATTACAGTATTGTGCAAAGGAATTTCCGTCTCGAATAGAACAGATAAAACAGATAATCAAGAAATTGAAATAGAAGGAGAAAGGCGATGATACGGAACGGAGATGATAGTAGTTCTGTAGAGGGAGGGGGGGTAGCTCAAACTCTTACGCGTTCTACAGGTAATAATATAGCAGTTAATATCACTGTTAATATTAATGTAAAAGATACAGCAGAAACTAATATTTTTGATGGTTTAGTAAATAAAATATGTAATAAGATATTAAGAAATAAAGAAATAAAACAGTTATCAGAAAAAGAATCTTTATATTTAGAAACTGTAGTAAAAGATGCTTTGACAGGTACATATGCACAATTAACTGAAAATATTGAGGAAAACAATGACTAATAATAAAAATAAGTTTTTTGCTTATGAGATAATAGCTTTGAAAGATAAAGGAGACAGCTTTATACCTTGTAATGAAACGGAAGTAGAGATATGGGGTCTATTCGGCGTTCTTTATGAGGGCAAAAAGCATGTAACATTAGAGCGAATATATGCAAGTCCTGATCTAAAGGATTGCACAGCAACGCACTATCGCATTACTGGGCATAAGGACTATTATTTAAGTATGGTGGAGGAAGGCGACGATGATGACTAAGCTGTGGCGATATAAAAAAGAATTGAAGAAGTGGATAAATGCAAGGTACTAATTCAATTTAATATGGATATTAAGATGAATGAAAATGTTGTGAATTTATCGCACATGGATACTCTTATGGATGATATTGATAAAATGTTTTGTCGGATACTATCGCAAGTAAAATCAAGAGAAGATGCTATTCTTGTTATAGATATGCTAGAAAACAATACTGTAACCTGTATAGAGGAATGCCATTCTTTCTTGCCATATGGGAGGATAGTATCCTTTAAAAAGGCGATTAAAAAGGCGATTAAAAAGGAGAGGCTAAAATGAGTAATTCGATTATAATATTTGGTCTATGTTGTGGAATATTTTTTTCATGACGGGCATAACAGCCACATTGATATCAAAGGCAAAAATAAAAAAAATCAAAGAAAAATATGAGAAAAAAATTACAGAAATAAAAAAAGAAATAAAAGAAGAAATTAAAAAGTTTAAAAAATAGAAAAGAGTTATTATGTCAAGTAAATTAAGAATGGCTGCTCAATATGGACATGTTGAAAAAGTTATAAAACTTTTAACTAAAGATATTGATATTAATGCTCGTGACTGCAATAATCGTACAGCTTTAAACTTTGCAGTTGCAAACGGACATATACATACAACAAAGCTATTAATTGAAAAAGGTGCTGATATTCATACTGTATATGACGATCATTCTCCATTATTACACATAACCACTTTATCAAAAGATTTATTAATGGCAGAGTTGTTATTAAATGCAGGTGTAAATATTAATGATATATGTGGGGATCGTCGTAGTACAGCATTACATGGGGCTGCCATGAATGGCAATGTAGATGTTGTAAAATTTTTGTTAAAAAATAATGCAAATAAATATCTAAAAAATAATAGAGGCGAGACAGCGTTGGATCATGCTAAACACAATAAAAATTCTTATTATCGTCGTAAGCGTAAGCAATATGAAGAAATTATAAATCTATTAAAGGAGGGATCAGAGTGATGGTAATTAGGTGTGCATACAATACAACGAGATACAGGCTAGCTATTTTGTGCGCATGCCATAAACATAAATAAGGTTTTACCACATCTTATGTTATATGGAGTTAATCTATGTTGGAGTCGTTAGTTAGGGTAGTGATTGCATAGGATTAACACTTGGTTACCATCATTTTGTTTTATGCTCGTGTCCAAAAACCAAAGTTCAGCTGACAACGGTTAGACGGTAAAAAGCAGGTCAGCGGATATGATTCTTCTAAGTCCGTCCACGAGCAACCTTAATTATTGCGGAGATACGATCTTTTAGAGAAAATTAAAAAAGATACTACGATGACTGATAAATTTCCAAAATATATAAATGGTAGGATTACATTTCATGATCAACATAAGGTGCAATTTGTATACCTCGAGAAATTTAAAAATAATGATGACAGCATTGAAATAGAATGTCCAATTATTAAGAATATTAATATTAGTAAAGAAGATAAACTAAGACTTATGGAACATAACAAAATATTTCATTTACACTGTGGAACTTTTTTTGATGTCAAAATGGAAGTAACAAAAGAAATTTATAAGATTATAGAAATTTACTAATCAACTTTAACTTAACTTAACTTAACTTAACTTAAGGAGACGCTATGACTGATGAGAAAAAACCTAAATCTAACCCAAGACCTAAATCTAACAAAAAACCAGAAGAAATCTCAACGAAGACTGGATTCATAGTAGTGGCATTATTATTATGTTTTGGAACTTGTACAGTATTATTGCATGAGCCTATTACACCCCCCTCCCCCTCACCTGAACAACAGGCTACTAGGGATAGAGAACAGTCTGAAGCTGATAGTGAAAGAAAAGCAATATCACTATGTAAAAGGGCTGTTGAAAAAGCTGCCGAAGGTTCTGCGGTTGATTTTGCTTGGGGTACTGCCTATGGCGTTGATATGGAAGATGGTGTTTGGTGGATTCATTTACCGAACACTAAAGTACAAAACGCTTTTGGAGTATGGATAACATATAAGGCTCTATGCACAGTATATCCAGATGATCACATAGAAAACTTTGCTATGAATCAGGGTGTAACACAGTATTAAATAGTATTCTGACCAACATTGAAGTTAGGCATATTCTTTGATTGCGTATTAACTTGAGTGCCTTGAGGTAGGTTATTAAAATTAACATCTACAATTGCACTTGATTCAGGGGATTTGCCTTGCTGTGATGCTGTGGTTTGTGTGGGAGATGGGGCTGCTGTGGGTATAGATGCAGTAGGTGCAGTGGGCCCAACAAAATTAGTTTTATCTAAAGCTGCCCTAAGTGCTAATTTTGTTTTGGCTATCTCCCCTGGTGTTACTGAGGCAAGCCTTTCTTTGATAGTCTGGATAGGCGTTCCTAATGCTTGAGCTGCAAATTTTTTAGCTACTTCTGCTCTTTTTATTTCTCTTTCTTTTTCAAGTTTTTCAAAAAATGGAATTCTTGCAGGCTTTGCAGCTAAACCTATAAGCTTCCCAAATCTACTTGTTAACGTCTCAACTTGTTTTATTTCTTTAAAAAGACCAAATAATTGAAAAAATTTAAGACCAGCATTAAAAGTCTCTATAAATACATCACCTAAAATAGCAATTGCGAGACCTGCCGCCGCTATTCCAGCAGCAAAAACCAGAAATGTTACGGCTGCAGGTGTTAAAGCTAAACTTAATAAGCCAACTGCTATAGCTAATGGCCCTAATACAGCAGTCAATCCTAGTGCTAATAGAATCATCGATTTTGTTCGTGGACTTAATTTTTTAAATCCCTCTGCCATTTTTTGTATTGTAGCAGTAAGCCCTTTCATTTTGTTTTTTAAATCAGTAGTTTTAACTATAGAATCACCAAACACTGCAGATGCGAGAAAAACATTATCTTTTAATGTAGAAAATACACCTGCAAGTGATTGAGATTGTTTTTCCATGGCATTAAATGCTATGCCACCTTTTTTTGTCATATTCCTCATGACGCTTGTTATTAAGTCAAATTTTATCTTTCCTTTTTCTGCTAATTTAAATATTTGATCCTTGGTTAAGTTAAGTCTTTTTGCTAACCTATCTATGACTGGGATTCCTCTTTCACTAAGTTGTAATAACTCCTCCGTCATAGCCTTACCTTTATTTTTAATTTTAGCGAAGATGGCAGACATATCTGTCAAAGGCGTTTTAGTCACGGAGGCAATATCACCGAGCAACTTTAATCTATCATTCAATTCACCTGTTGTTACGCCAGCGGCTAATAATTGAGTAGCTGCCTTTCCTATTCCCTCTAATTGGAAAGGCGTTTTTGCTGCAAAATCTGTTAAAGATTTTACGACTTGTTTTGCTTTTTCTGTACTGCCGGTTAATGAGTCAAAAGATATTTGCATTGTTTCTATTTTTGCAGATGCAACTAACGCACCAATGCCTAAAAGAGCAATAGGAGCAGTAAGCCTTAAAGTTACTGCCCTTCCTGCATCTCTCATTGATCTACTTACTTTATTCATGCTCCTAGAAAGTGTAACGCTACTTACAGCAGCTTTTCTCATTGATGCAGCAGCTTTTCTCATTGATGTGGCTAATTTTATAGTGGCTACAGTAGCCTTTTTCGCCGCAGCTGCAGTTGTCGCAGTTGTCGCAGCAACCCTGGCTAGAGCAGTAGAATTTAACCTAGCAAAAGCGGTGTATTTTCTAACACTTGTAGCCACATTTCTCGTCGCAACTGTAGTCTTTCTCGTCGCAGTGGTAACTTGAACCGTAGCCACCGTAGCCGCCTTCGTAGCCGCAGCCGCAGCCGCAGTAGCCGCAGTAACCTTACCTATTGACGCAGAATTGATTGACGCACTTTGAGCCGCAGTTTTCATTGAATTAGACATCTTTTTAAATGATGCATTGCTTTTTAATGCACTTTTATTCATGGCGTCCATCGATACTTTAATCCTCTTCGCAACCGCTGAGAACTTATCTATTGCCTGTATAATAAATGAAATGTCTGTAGCCATACTGAACCTTTAATACCGACGGCTTGCTTATTAGTGAGCCGTCTATAACGATGAAATCTCGTATAGTGTATGAGGTTTAATCTGAATTGTAAATAAAAAACTCCGCACGCCTAGACAGTATACGGAGTTTAGAAAGACGCTATAAAGATGATTATATTATTATAAATTATGCAGTGTCAAGAGATTTATAGGTTTTTTATATACATAGGACCGCGGACATCAGAATTTATTGCTTCGGCGGATTCTAATGCAGCTAGTATCCTTTTTTCTGGGTCTTTATCATCTTTTGTAGTCCAAAGCGAACCTCGTGCTGGTGTATTGCCATCACCAATAGCATGCCCGCATTTATGACAAATTAATACATCATAACTATATCTAATGCAATAAAGAACACCCTTGTAACCTATTAACATATCTCCTACAAAAGTATCTCTATTTTCTGAAATTACTGCATACCCTGCATCCTTAAATATTTTGCGGAGATTTTCAATAACTGTAGTTCTTATAAATTTCTCATCGGAATCATTTTGATCAAGACGAATAGGATTAAAATTATAAGTTACAATGTCTATCATTTTATTACGACCTGTAATGCCAATTAAGAATTGATCATATTCAGTTTTAATCTCAAAAATTTTATTTTGATGAGATGTTATATATGTATCTTCGTCATTTATACAGGAATCAGCCCCCATATAAACCTTGCCTTGATCTTCAATTCCTACAATACACGTCATAGTTACTCCTTTTTAAAATTAAAAATAGATTAAATTACTTCTTGCTCTATAGCATGGTCAATAGCTTTTCTTATCAGAGAACTTTGATATACTACTGGGGTGCCATATTTCCTGTCTTTATTAGCTTCCATAGCTACTTTTTCTAAATATTTCTTTTGCCTGAAAGGAAGGTGTATTGAAAATGTCACCGCCTTTTCATCATCATTCTTGTCTTTATCCTCAGTCATTTTCAGCCTCTTTTATTTTTAATAATCTATTATACTCTTTATCAGTAATACCAGCATGACATTGGGCAACGTCAAGTTCTTCAACAGCCTCATCAACTCTTTCAACAGCCTCATCATACTCCCTTTTGGCATCCCTTATTGCACCTTCTTTTTTTAATGATAAAACCTTAATCCTAGCGGCTGTTAAGTCTATTTCACCTGTTAATATTTCATGTAAAAATGTAAATGATTCAAATACTGCATCAGGCACTGCTAACTTTGAGTCACCACACCATGTTCTTACTTCTTCTCTGGTTATGGTTTTATATTTAAGTCTTTTTTCCTCAGTCATTTTTATCTCCATGTTAAACATATCACAACATAGCATATAATAACTAGTTGTGTATGTCAAGACATTTTAATAGCCATCCCTTTTTTCTTTGGCGTTGTTCTCCCTGTTTTTTCTATGTGTGAATTTAGCTGTTTGATATACTTGAGGAAGTGGCATGTTCTCAAAAGATTTTATATCCCCTAAATGACTATAGTTAGCAAGACTGAAAATGAGATAATCAAGTTCCTCAATCGCTCTATCTCCTAGAACGTGATAGGCAAAAAATTCTTTATATATGCTCCCAATACTCCCTCTTCATCAGCCGCCTCAAGCTCGCCATGTAAATGGTCATTAAGTGGAATCTCACCATCAATCTTACAGCAATCCTCTAAAATTAAAATTTCTTTTAATGCTTTATAGCAATCTTCAATGTCAACTACCGTGGAACTTAATAATTGAAATGTGATTTGCCTAGGTGTTAAATCAGCTACTATATCTACAGATTCTTCTTCTTCTTCTTCGTTCTTTGATTTGGATAAAGTGTCTCTTGCTTTCTCAATTGCATCGTCTGATAGGTCTTTTGCTAAATCAGCGAAATTTTTACGAAATACTTGAGCAATAAGTCGTTTTAATTTTCTGCATGGCTTTTTTAAGACTTTATTTCTTGTAGGGGCTTTGATGACAAGATAAGTGCCTTCATGATCTGCAACGCCAGCTTTGGAATATTTTATTGGAGTAGTTAGTTGAAATGTAAAATCTTCTTTCATTATTTTTCCTCTATTGGATTATTAATTTCAGGATTAAGCTCAACTTTAATTGTTCCTTGAATAGATTTGATTGGTCGAACCATTTGTATTTTTACATCTATAGGCATACTATAATCAAATGTCTCATAAAAAAGAAACTCTGACAGTGTAACCATAATAATTTCCTATACATGTTATATACATAATATATAGAGAATATATATATGATTGTCAAGGGGAGGGGGCTATACCGCAGAAGCAGACATCCATTCAAGATCAATTGCACCATCAAAAGCAAGAGCTACAGTATAAATATTTGTTAATATAGCGTTATTAAAAGTTCTGGTAATACCTTCATTGACCCACTGTACAGAATGACCATTTGGGATATTGCTAACCTTTAATGCACGAGCAGATTCAATTAGTTCTGATGTGTTTTTAAAAGAAAATTTAAAGCTGCTGAAACGAGTTTCACCATTATCAGCAATCACAGCCTCAAATGCACCGCCGCCAGCAGACAGAGTAGTTATAGATTGTTCTCCAAGACCCTCATCATACTCAAAAGAATTTGGTACGATCAAAAATCCAACGTTGTCTATTATGACTTGTGGTAATGTAATAGCTAATTGTACCATTTCGAAATCCTTTTATTATGCTGCTATATCGAACACAATTTGTGTTGTTCCACGAAATTCTCTAGCTTGGACAACAAGTGGTGTTTGCATGTCAATTCTCACAAAACCATCTATTAAGATTGTATTTACAACAAGATTTTGTTTAAAAAATTGTATATTTTCCTCGCCCGCCCTAGTAAGTACAAAATCGACCTTTGATAATATATCATATAATCCAGTCAAGAATCCTGCTATTTGATCCGCATCAGCAAAATTTCTCTGAGCAATAGACTGTCCAGGATCAGTAAGACGATGTTGTGGATATGCAACTCTTAAATTATTAACAAAGAATTCACGCACACCTCTGGAAGTTCTTACTACATTCTGGAATTTAAATGTCTTATCAGGTTGTCCAGCATTATTTGTTTTATACGTGGTAACAATTTCACCCATTAATACTTTACGATTATTTTGATCATTTTCAATAACACTTATACCTACATCATTTAATGAATTAATTTCAAGTTGTGTCCAGTGAACATCCTGATCAATAACTGATAAATTATTCAGTGGAGTATTAAAATATGGTAGGCTGGCAATAGCAGTGCCTCCTGTAGTGTCTCTAGCTCCATTCACTGAAGTGACAAGTCTAGAAAGATTTGAGCCATCTGTTAATCTAAGTGAATCTATAGCTGCAAAAAGAGCGGCTATATTTGCATCAAGCTCGAACTCCATTGAGCCTTTATATAATGCCTTGTCTACTTTTTGATTACCAAGTACGATAAGATTTAATGTATCTTCTCCGTCTCCGATAGTATCCAATGCACTAAACGTATCAGTAATTGATACATATGCAGAACCATCAAGTATATTATTTTCAACGTTGCTTCTTGCATCAAGAAAATCTGTAAATTCAATACGATCATAAGTACTTGGAAATGCGATTGTTTGATAACGCAATTTATCAGAAATAACACCAAATAAAGTAGTCAGGCTAGGATTTGTAAGACCACCTGTCATTGCTGTTAGACTTGTTGTAATACCTGCAACGCTGCCTGTTACTTCCAAGCCTATTGTATTACCTTCTAAACCACCTTGAACTGCTGTTAAAGTCACAACACCCGCTGTATTTCCTGCTGTAGTTGGATTTGTTAAATCTGCTGTAATTGCTGTAACCAACTTTGCTGCTACAACGGCTTCAGTGTCCCCGCTTACAATATCAACATTAAGACTATTATTTTTTCTTGATCCTATATTAACAACGAGCGTACCATTTTCTGTGGCAGTACCTGCAAATGTAATAGTACCTGTAGCATCAACAGCCGAGCCGTCATCATCTAAGCCTATTGCATCAATTTGTGTTAATTGATTTATTCTTTTAAACATCCGCACTTGTGAGGCAAGCATAGAATTTATGCCGAAGAATGTATCTTCAGATGAGTCATTTAATATATTTTCTATTAATGCACCGCTTGTAGCAGTGGCAGCTGAAGTTTGCTGACCAACCAACAAAACCTTTTGCGGCTCGTTTGAGATTATTTGAGTAGCTGGTAAAATAACTAAAGTAATATTAGGATTAGTCATATAAATTTTTATTTTGCAACAAAAACCTTATCAATAATATTATCTTATGCTTATAAAACAGCCCTGTCAAACATTTTTTTTAATTAATCTTTCTTTTTAGTGATAGATTTTTCAGCGGGCTTTTTGGTAGGCTTTTCACTGATAATTTCTATATCCTTATCTCGAAGGCGATTCCTCCAGAATTTATCTTTTATAATTTCTTTATCATCCGTATTAAGAATTATGATGTCATTTATTTTATATTTTTTTAATGTGCCACTGGACTTTCCATCAAATAAGACGCAGCCAGTAAAATTCTTTATTATATTAAATTGTATTTTTTTCATTTTAAACTCCTTTTATGGTAGAGGTATACCCCATTTGTCAGATAAAAATTGTTCTACTATTTCCCTTTCCAATGTTGATAAGAATCTAGGATATATTAATATTTCAACAATAACACCTTTAAATTCTGAAATTGTACTTTCACTACCAATACTTAGAAAATCAGTTGGATCGCTGCTACTTAAAGTATCGGTTGCAGCCACACTGGAAACAACTGTCGATTGATTAATAAATATACTACTAACATCTACTCCTGGAACAATAATATGTATATATGTTGCAATATTTGCTTGTGATAAATCAATTGAATCATTACCACCATCTGCATCAATTGCCAAGGCACTGCCATTAACCACATTGACAAGGATTTTATTATTAACAGCTGAACCAGAACGGTCATCTATAGCCATAACTAAACCAATATCAGTAACAGTAGTTTTTGATGTAGAAATTATGCCTTGGAAATTATCAGGATTACTTGATGCAGTTTTGCAAACTACAAATACGCTGCAGGGGCTGTTATGCAAGAATTTCCATGTAGATTTATCAGACGACACCAGCCTTGTAAATCCACCTGCTCCAAAGTCAATACCTGCCTTTCCATTTAAAGCATTTGGTAAACGTGTCAATGTACCAGAATCTCCAGCTTTGCTAAGATCGTTATTATTACTAGTTTTATCATTCCAGCCAATAACGTTTGAACCTGTATCTGTAACTATTGTAGTCTCATTATAATTTGCAAATAAACCTTTTTCTACTACGCTGTATGAGGCAATCCCAAGTCCAAATTTATTATTAAGATATTTTTCAATTGCTATTACTTCTTGATCATTTAAACCTCTGTTATATATAATAATTTCTCCTATTTGCCCGAGCATTTCAAATTGTGTCGTACCAAGTCTTTTTGTCGCACCTATGGTTATTGTATCAATATTTTCAAAAGTTAAACTTGATTGTATGCCCGATGATAGACAAATTCCGTTTAATCTTTTTTGTGTACGTGGTATGCTATGATCAATTCGTATAGTTTGTAAGTCATATTCACCTGCAAATCCTATAAGTAAATTTGATGCACCAACTATATTAGTATCTCGAGCAGACAAGGTGAATTGATTGCCTGTGCTGGATTTTCCCGCATGCAGAAAATTTTTATTTAAAACATCATTACCATCTGATAAAGAAAATGCAAAGTCGGTGGAGACAGTTTGTTCATGTTTTACAACAGAAAATACTGTTATTGATTGGTCAGTTCCATTTAGAATCCCTGATATACCTGTATTTTGTAACCATTGGTTATTGCTAAAATCCAGTACTTTTTTATTGCCTAATATTTCAGTATTGATTAAAGGTTGATTAATTCCTGTTCCTTGTGTAATATTAAATTGATTTGGACTTTTATCAGCAACCTGACTAACTAATCCACTACTTTCTGTTACTGTAGTCAAGTCTGATGGATCATACCACGCAAATAAATCAGGTATAGCTTGCGGAGATATATCAGTTTGTTTTAATGTTGTTAGTAAATCGCTCATAATTATAATGGTCTTGAAAGGATTTGTATAATTCTGTCTGCACCTTGAGCTACTGGCGTACTACTTGTTCCACTTCTGACTTTTAAGACTCTGACGCCTGCAAAAATTGAGGGGTCAAATAAAATATATCCAGTATCTACCACATGCTGTATTTCATTACCAAAGTTATCAGATATATCAATAAAAGTAGAATCGTCGGTGCTTGCTTGGAAAGTAAGGTTAGCAGTAGTCCAACCAGCAGGAATAATATAACCGACAAAAGTAGTTTGTTTAAATCTTACAAAATTTGATAAAGATTGAGTATTAACAATAGTTACAGATTGTACGACTATTATTTCTGAAGAATTAGAATCTAGATTGGTTTTTACAGAACTCATCACGTATCTCAATTATGTTTTTAAATATGATATCAAATTTTAATTAAGAATCAAGCTCAATTGTGTCTGTAGTTTTTATTGGTTTACTTCTATTTGATATATCCATGTCTATTGTACGGAAAGCCGTATTAAATTCTGGATCAATAAGATCACATTTTGTAATTTGTGAAGTGTTTTGAAAACTAAATTGATGCATATAAACAGCCGTGTTCGAATCAGGAAAGTCTGGAGTCTCAATAAATCCATTTCCGAGTGGGATTATTCCTAATGGTTTTTCAGCAAAATCAGTAGGAAGTCGCACGCCTACAAGGGATTTGTATAAAAATCTTTCGATATCTGCCATTTCATCACGTGCCTCTCTACCCGTCAGCTTATTAACGATAGGGGATACAACTACGACATCAAAAGAGCGTATTGCAGTGTATATAGGCTCTTCACCAGGTGTTATGCTTGCAGTACCGTCATTTGTAGTGTTTCGATCTTTACTGATTGTCATGCTATTAAGTACAATATATGCCCATAATATATTAGGAGATTCGGTAGTATATAACTTCAATGCTCTTTCAATTGTTTCTGCGCCCCCAATCCTTATACTCTTATGCAATTCCATAATGCCAAGTGCGGGGGTGGTTGGTGTAGTAGTTATTGTATAACTCAATTCCGTTGTTGATATAAATGTAAAGCTATATCGACCATCATAACCATTATTAGAGGATTGTCTTTCACCTAAAGTTGGCGAGCCAGTTGCAGGGGTTACAGGATCGTTTAACACCTCAAAGAAGAACACATTGCGATTTTGCTGTGCGACTACCTTTGAAGGATTAACATCAGTCCCTATGATCCTTGCTGGCGTTTCTGGATTACTATGTACTGTATATGTAAATGTTTTGGGATCTATAATTGAATCAATATCTGTATTAAAACTTGGTTTACTATTATATTGCGGCGGCGATATATTGCTAATCTTGACTTTAAAAGAAGGATCATCAATAAATCCATGGGCTGTTCTGGTTACCACGGTTGCTGTAGTACCGACTCTGGTTATAGATTCTATCAATATATCAGGTGCTTCAACAACATTCTTGACGCCGTTATAATCTCCTTGTGTAACTCCTGACATATTAACTGTTGGCTGAAAACCTTGCGTTAAGTCATGTGCGGTTGAAGTGATAGCCGTAGCCACATTACCGACTCTTGTCAGACTGATTATTACGGCTGGTGCTAACGCTCCAACAACGACTCCAACGTTACCGTCAGCCATGCCGTGCGGTATTGTAGTTGTAAGAGTTGCCGTACTTCCTGACCTTGTGC